GCGCCGTGTCGGTGAGTGATTACAGATGGGTGTACTGAGATGTATCCAGTCTTGCCTTTGTGCAGCTCTTTTTGACGCCAGAAGTACGTGCCTCCGCCTTCGTAGTCGTCATTCAAAGCAAGCACCATAGAGATGGATGCACTATCGTGGTGAAGAGCCAAATGACCTTGGATAGCCTCATCGTATTTGATGATGAAGTTTTCGCTTGACATGTTGGTCCACTCCTGTCCTTCTAGTGCCCATTTTTTAATGGCCACTGGATATACATACTCCTCAAGAATGCGCTGGTAGTGCTCCTGAAGTCCGAGCTCATTGATGAGCATGTCACAGGTCGGATAGAAATAGTGACGATTGCGAGTCCAACGACCAGAGTCTTCCGCTTGCTGGATGAGCAAGCTACAGAACTCTTCCGTAAAGAGCGGGAACACAAATACGTCATTGATGGGCTCATCAACGATAAGCTCCCATTCTTTCGTGCGCGCAGAGTAGGTCACAAAGCGCTGAACAAACTCCTCGTAGGAATAGTTAGATAGATTCATTTCAATTGATTTTGGTTGGTTTTCGGTAGTGGATGTCTCCTTGGTGCTGCTCTGACCGAACACCGCTGGAGTTAGCGCAAGGGCCTTGCTGTCTTTCCAAATCCATGAAAGGTCTTTCCGAGGGTGGTCGCAGAACGTAGCACTCAAGAACTCGTCAAGCGGAATGATTGACTTGTCAAAGTTCTGCTCAAGCAGCAAGCGACAGCCTTCGTTTGTGAGCATGTATGCGTGGGTGGTGTACGTGTAGTCTGGCTCTACCACGCTGTCCGAAATCCTTCTCTTTGGCTGGCGCACAAAGCTGTGGCCCAAGTACAGGATGGTCCATGGCTCTTGGATGGCATCAACCTCAATTGAATTGAATTGGCGCAGTACGGTGAAGTCCTCCTCCAGGATTAGGATTCGCTTGTATCCATTCTCATAGGCGTCCTTCCATACGCGCCAGTGAGACACGGCACAGCCAATCTCTCCCGGAAGAACATCTCGGTTCCACCAGCTGTTGTCGCTGGCAATCTTCCAGTCCTTCCACACGTTGATGCCCGGGGGCATTAGCGAACCAGTATAGCCGTTTGTGGCATCAAAGATTGTCATGCCTCCAGACTTCACCCCAGAGCCAATGAATCGCTCCAAAAGCTCAAAACGAATCTGAGAGTCTGGGTTGAGTGATATGATGTAGGTATGGTCTACATCCAAATACTTGTAGTCTCCAGAGGATGGAGTCTTAATGGCGGTGAAGCCACTAAGCTGCTCAAGCGGTATATCAACTGTATTTACCATTGTTTTTGATTGAAGTTTGTAAAATAGTGATTTCCATTCATTTACGACGTTGCTCCACCATCTGGTCATAACGTATTCATTTACACATTTCCAACAGCTGATGTCGTAAGCAAATTCGCTTAGCGTATCTGCAAGTCCAGCTATTGGGTTGACAATGGGCCTGACCCTGTGTGCAAGCATTTCAATTGCCGTTATGCAATAAGTCTCATTGTAGCTTGTCGGATAATACCAGTGTTCCATTTGACTGAGCAGCTTATAGAGCTGCTCCGTCTCAAGGGAACCGTGGTACTTGATTGACTTGTTGCGCAATACTCTGTCAAGGAAGTTGACATTGAAGTAGTCAACTCCATACTCTGGAGTGGCAATGTGCAGTGTTCCCGTTATCTTGCCAGACTCAAAGTCATCAAGCACTTTGCCTAGGCCTCTCTCCGCGTGAGACGTATACACATAGGAGTCCTTAATTTTTTTGACTGGATTATGGATTTTGTGCTGGTCTATGCCGTTTCCAATCACATCAACTTTCTCGGCATCTATGTTGTATCTAGATAGAAAGTCGTTCTTGTGCCATCTGGTAAGGCAAACGATTGAATCTGAGAGGTCAAAAGCTTCTTGTATGTCATGGTCGGACATCCGCTCTCCATTTAGCCACATGTACGGCTCCTCATTGTGAAGCCAGAATATGCGATGCTTTACGCTTGAGCCGTCAAACAGTTTGACGTAGTGTAGGTATCCAACGCCGATGAGTATGTCTATCGAATCAGGAAGCAAATCGCGCCGCTCAAACGGCGCGTATTGCACCGAATCATAGTTGCCCTCTAAGACGTTACCAAACACAAACACATTGTGTCCGGCCACCGACAGCTGATAAGACAAGTTGACCACGCATTGCTCAGTGCCACCTGGAATCTTTGTGCTCGAGTTCCATGGCTTCGCAAAGTAGCCAACATGAAAGACAATGTTCATCGCTCGGTTGAGAAAAAGAACGTCTGGAAAAGCCTGCCGTTCTCCTTGCTGTTCCCAAAATAGTCAAGTGACGTATGGAATTGCTTACCCTGGTATAAAATCAAACGATTGTAGACGTTCCCAACAGACGAAACTAACTCCCATTTGGTCATGTCTTGAGAGTCGTTATTCCACGTCCCCTTGCCTCCATTATCAGACCACATGAGACCAGTACTCTTATGTTTGAAGAATCCAGTACCGCTAGACAGTGGGGCGTTGGGAGTTAGGTATACCACGCCGGCCCACTTGGTGCCATGGTCAGCGTGAATCCAAGACCTATCTCTAGCTGTTGTTATCTGGAATGCGCCATTGTAGTCATCGGTTGGGAAGTAGTTAATCTTTCCCGCAAATGGCTCTACAATGTGCTGTAGCGTATCAAACACGCTTTGATTGAACTCTGGCTTAGTCCTTGCTCCTGGAAAATTCCCAGTAACAGGAAAATCCTGCGCTAGGGCAAACTCCCTAACCTCGTCTGGATTGTTGTAGAAACCATCTACAACGAACGCACTCATTACCATTCAATTAAGTCTTATGACTCAAATGTACGTCACAGAGTTGAGGAAAACAAACGGGGCGCTTTTGGGCGCCCCGCATGTTTTAGGTCCAAATTGGGAAGTAGTAGTCTGTTCCTCCAACTCCAACCTTTCCCCATCCATACGTTGTTTTACCGGTATCGTCTGGGACCTCTGCGTTAAATCCACATGCCCCACATGTCACGCTAGACGCAGCGACGTTGACACTTCCAGTAGCTCCTTTCTGTCCTTTAGGACCTTGTGAGCCAGTGGGTCCAGTTGCGCCGGTTGGGCCAGTTGGGCCAGTTGGTCCAGCAGGTCCTTGAGCTCCAGTGTTACCTTTTGCTCCCTGGGGTCCAGTAGGACCAGCAGGTCCTTGAGGTCCCGTGGCTCCCTGAGCGCCAGTGTTGCCCTTCGCTCCCTGAGGTCCGGTTGGGCCAGTGGCTCCAGTATTTCCCTTCGCTCCCTGTGGTCCAGTTGGTCCGGTAGGTCCGGTAGGTCCAGTAGGACCAGTTGCTCCGGTGTTTCCTTTTGCTCCTTGAGGACCAGTGGGTCCGGCAGGTCCTTGAGGTCCAAGAGGGCCCGTAGGTCCGGTGGGACCCTGGGGTCCAGTAGCACCAGTTGCGCCTTTTTGGCCCTTTGTTCCTTGAGCTCCAGTTGGACCAGTGGGTCCGGCAGGTCCTTGAGGTCCAAGAGGGCCCGTAGGTCCGATGGGACCCTGGGGTCCAGTAGGTCCTTGCGCTCCAGTAACTCCCTTTTGCCCCTTTGCGCCTTGAGGTCCAGTAGCGCCAGTTGGGCCAGTGGGCCCAGTGGCTCCTTGAGGACCGGTTGGTCCCTGGGCTCCAGTTACACCTTTTTGACCCTTTGCTCCCTGGGGACCAGTAGGTCCAGTGGCTCCTTGAGGACCGGTTGGTCCCTGCGGTCCAGTCGGTCCTTGAGCTCCAGTAACTCCCTTCTGGCCTTTAGCGCCCTGGGGCCCAGTAGGCCCAGTAGGACCGGTAGGACCTTGGGCTCCTTGCGCTCCCTTTTGCCCCTGAGCACCCTGAGGACCAGTTGGTCCAGTTGCACCTTGGGGTCCAGCTGCTCCAGTGTTACCCTTGGCACCCTGGGGCCCGGTAGGTCCCGCGGGTCCTTGTGGCCCAAGAGGACCAGTAGGCCCAGTAGGACCTGTTGGCCCAGTTGCGCCTTGAGGTCCAGTTACACCTTTTTGACCTTTTGAGCCCTGAGCACCAGTGGCCCCCTGAGGTCCAGTAGGTCCGGTTGGTCCAGTAGCTCCAGTTGCACCTTTTTGACCCTTAGGTCCTTGGTCTCCAGTTGGACCCATGTCGCCCTTGTCTCCCTTTCCGCCTTTTTCTCCCTGAGCTCCAGTAGCACCAGTGGCTCCCTGAGCACCAGTATTTCCCTTGGGGCCCTGGGGTCCAGTAGGACCAGTGGGCCCAGTGGCTCCTTGAGGACCAGTAGCACCAATCTCACCCTTTTGTCCCTTCGGGCCCTGAGGTCCGGTTGGTCCAGTGGGACCAGTAGCGCCCTGCGGGCCAGTAGCACCTTGAGCACCGGTATCGCCCTTAGGACCCTGTGAGCCATCACGGCCTTTGTTTCCCTGGTCGCCCTTGGTTCCCTTGTCTCCAACTGGGCCAACAGGTCCGGTCGGACCAGTCGGGCCCGTAGCTCCTTGGGCACCAGTGTTTCCCTTCGCTCCCTGCGGACCAGTTGGTCCTTGGGCACCAGTATTACCCTTTGCTCCCTGCGGACCAGTTGGTCCCTGGGGACCAGTGGGCCCAATGTCTCCTTTGGGTCCCTGGGGACCAGTGGGTCCAACATCTCCCTTGGGGCCTTGGGCTCCAGTGGGTCCGGTAGGACCAGTAGGTCCAGTGGGTCCCTGGGCTCCAGTTACACCTTTTTGACCTTTTGCGCCCTGAGCACCAGTTGGGCCAGTGGGGCCAGTAGGACCGGTTGCGCCCTGTGGGCCTGTTGCGCCAGTGTCGCCTTTGGGCCCCTGTGAGCCATCACGGCCCTTTTGGCCTTGGTCTCCTTTAGTCCCCTTGTCTCCAGTAGGGCCGGTAGGACCAGTAGGACCGGTAGGCCCAGTAGCACCCTGGGGGCCAACATCACCTTTCGGACCTTGGGCACCAGTAGGACCAGTAGGTCCAGTGGGACCAGTGGCTCCCGTGGCACCTTTTGTTCCCTGAGGGCCGGTAGGGCCGGTAGGTCCAGTGGGGCCCTGGGCTCCAGTATCACCCTTAGGCCCTTGAGAACCATCGCGGCCCTTATTGCCCTGGTCTCCCTTGTTCCCTTGAGGACCAGTTGGACCAGTAGGGCCGGTGGGTCCGGTAGCCCCTTGAGCACCAGTATCTCCTTTTGGACCAGTAGGACCAGTAGGACCAGTGGGGCCAAGGTCTCCTTTAGGGCCCTGCGCTCCAGTTGGACCAGTGGGTCCAGTAGGACCAGTGGGGCCAAGGTCTCCTTTTGGTCCTTGGGCACCGGTATCGCCCTTAGGACCCTGAGAACCATCACGACCTTTTTGGCCCTGGTCTCCCTTGTTCCCTTGAGGACCAGTTGGACCAGTAGGACCAGTAGGCCCAGTGGCTCCTTGGGCTCCAGTATCTCCTTTTGGACCAGTAGGTCCGGTAGGACCAGTTGCTCCTTGGGGACCGGTATCGCCTTTGGGCCCCTGGGAGCCATCACGGCCTTTTTGACCTTGGTCGCCCTTATCGCCCTGTGGCCCGGTAGGTCCAGTGGGTCCTGTGGGGCCAGTAGGTCCAGTAGCACCTTGAGGACCGAGGTCTCCTTTAGGACCCCGGTCTCCTTTAGGGCCCTGGTCTCCTTTTGGTCCTTGAACTCCGTCTCGACCCTTTTCTCCTTTTAAGCCCTGTTCTCCTTGCGGTCCGGCAGGTCCAGTGGGGCCTGTGGGTCCTGTGGGCCCTTGAGGACCAAGGTCGCCCTTGGGGCCCTGGGCTCCAGTGTTGCCCTTGGGTCCAATGTCTCCTTGCGGTCCAGTTGCTCCAGTCGCACCTTTTTGACCCTGGTCTCCTTTGGGACCAACGTCTCCTTTGGGGCCTTGGTCTCCTTTAGGGCCTTGGTCTCCCTTAGGACCTTGGTCTCCTTTTGGTCCAGTGGCCCCATCACGACCTTTTTCTCCTTTTGAACCCTGGTAGCCCTTATCGCCCTGAGGTCCGGTTGGACCAGTGGGACCGGTAGGTCCGGTAGGTCCAGTTGCTCCAGTTACACCCTTTTGGCCCTGGTCTCCCTTGGGACCCTGGTCGCCTTTAGGACCTTGAACCCCATCACGACCTTTTTCTCCTTTTGAGCCCTGGTCGCCCTTTTCTCCTTGAGGTCCGGCAGCGCCAGTATTTCCCTTTGCTCCGGTAGGACCCTGAGGACCAAGGCCTCCCTTAGGACCTTGAGGTCCAATGTCGCCCTTGGGACCAATGTCTCCTTGAGGGCCAGTTGCTCCTTTAGGACCAGTAGCTCCATCACGACCTTTTTCACCCTTTCCTCCCTGGTCTCCCTTATCTCCCTGAGGCCCGGTGGGTCCAGTGGGACCAGTGGCACCTTGGGGGCCAAGGTCTCCTTTGGGACCTTGAGCCCCGGTGTCCCCCTTGGGACCTTGAATTCCAGTATCTCCTTTCTGTCCTTTAGGACCTTGTGAGCCAGTGGGTCCAGTTGCGCCGGTTGGGCCAGTTGGGCCAGTTGGGCCAGTTGGTCCAGCAGGCCCTTGAGCTCCAGTGTTACCTTTTGCTCCCTGTGGTCCCTGAGGCCCTGTTGGTCCGGTAGGTCCAGCGGGTCCTTGAGCTCCAGTGTTACCTTTTGCTCCCTTGGGTCCTTGAGGACCAGTTGGTCCAGTAGGTCCAAGCGGTCCCTCTCTTCCTTTCTCGCCCTTCGAGCCTTGAGGTCCAGTTGGTCCAGTTGGACCAGCGGGCCCTTGAGGTCCTGTGGCTCCCTGAGCTCCGGTATTACCCTTCGCTCCCTGAGGTCCGGTTGGGCCAGTGGCTCCAGTATTTCCCTTCGCTCCCTGTGCTCCAGTTGGTCCGGTAGGTCCGGTAGGTCCAGTAGGACCAGTTGCTCCGGTGTTTCCTTTTGCTCCTTGAGGACCAGTGGGTCCGGCAGGTCCTTGACTTCCAGTATCTCCCTTTGGGCCAGAAGGACCAGCAGGACCAGTAGCTCCGGGGGCACCCTTGTCTCCTTTTGCAGAAGCACCTCCAGATGCACCCTTAGCTCCCTTGGTTCCTTTTGAACCAGGGAGCTGCTGAACTCCATTATTGGTAATCTCTACAGAGGATGGGCCAGGAAGGTTGATGTCAATTTCTAATGCCATACTAGTTTACAGTAATATCTTGAGTAATAGTAAATTGACCATACATGTAGGTAGTAACTACGTCTGGGTTCGGGGTTGGATTAGTAGCTTGAATTTCATAAACAAACGTACCAGCGTTTACCAACATATTAGGGGCACTAATAGTAACAGTAAGAACCCCAAGAGCTGTTCCGGTTACAGTGATGTTTGAACTTGCAATTACAATAGGACCAGTGTCATATTCACGGACTTCCATCTTCCAGGTGAACACGCTAAGGTCTACGGCCGTACCGTTTGCGTCCTTGATGGTGGCAATCAAAACAAATGTGTCTCCGCGCCAACAAACGATGTCTACGCGAGTGGCAATACTTACGACTGCTGTAGGGGTTGTATCACAACACGACATAGCGCAAATTTACTGGTTAGTTAGTGCATCCATTAGACCCGAGTTGAAGGCTGGAGCCTCTTCGCCTTTGCGCTGAGAAATCAATTTAGACTGAGCTTCAGCCTGTTTGTTGATTCGAGCGTCCTTTCTGTTTTCCTTCATCGCATCAGTCATTTCTTGTGTCTGACCACGAACAGCTTGAGACTCGACCATACCCTGATTTTTTAGCTGTTGAAGCTCCATCTCATACGAGTATTGAAGCTGCATTAACTGGGCTTTTGCTTCGGTTTCAAGTTGGATTTTTTGAGCTTCAAGTTGTGCCTTCAACTGCTCTGCTTGCATCGTAGACTGAGCAGCAACTTGAGCAGCCTGTGCATTAGCTTCAGCTTGGAACTGAGCCTGCTGCTGAGCTTCATCCATGCGCTGCTTCATGCGCTTTTTGCGGCGAACAACCAGAAGGCGCTCCGCTTGCTCTGGGTCGCGGAGCTGACGGATAGCAATAGCGTCCTCAAGGTCAATCTCTTTTTGAGATAGGGCCATGTTGATGTTTTGCTCCAGGTAGATTTTGGAGCGGTCGTCCATTTCTCCCATTACGATGACGCCAAAGTTGTACATCGAGAGGTTATCAAACGAACTCAGGATGGCCATGTTGGTCTCCCCAATGGCGTTGGTGTAAACCTTGTAGATGATGCTCTTGGGCGGGATTACCTGCAAGCAGCGCACGATGTCCTCACAGACCTTCTTGTAAAGGACCTGTGCGGCGTGAGTGATGTCGTAGGTTGCGTTGTTTGAAGCGGCAATGGCCTGCTCGCGAACGCCCACAAGCGCATCTGCCTTTGGGGTGCTTGCGTCAACTACCTCATTGATTCCCGTTGCGTCGCGAATCATGCGCAGGTAGTGGTTGTACAATGCGACCAACTCTTGGATGTTGCGGATGGCATTGCCAATCTCCCGCACCGGCGGGTTTTGGAACCCGCCTTCGGGATTCTTAGAGCGGTAGTAGAATACACCAGTTTGCTCGTAGATGTCCTGAATCTCCAGAGGCTGCAGTTCTCCACCCCGTCCGAGCTGTACGTTCTCCAGGCCTTCGATATCGATGATGAGTCCATCAGGCTTAGCCTTGGCAATGGACTGCTGAATCTTCAAGTGAGTGATTTGAAGCATGTCTCCAAATCCAATCACACTTGACACCATTGACTTCGGAATCATACCGCGAAGGTTCGTGGCTACGCAAGAGTATGAAAGGCGAGCGCGAGCAATATCATGTACGTTCTTCGGGATGTTCTTCTGAACTCCGTAGTTGTACATCAGCTCAGTACCAATTACGTACACGCCACCGTAGACGGTAGCGTTCTTCATGTACACAGCCTCGCGGTCGAATACTGATTGCTGCGGGGCGTTGTAGCTGTGGCCTTTGTAGTAGAACCCGATGTTGCCAAACTTGGACTCTTTCTTTTCGAACACGATGTCGTCTACCGACATGAATTCAAACTCCATGATTTGGACCTTGTACTCGTCGTATCCGTAGCGGTAGCGGTTGCTGATGGTCTCGTAGTTGTAGCCTTGGGTAGCGTAGCGCAGCGGGTCATTTCCGTAACGGTTCATTACCGTTTGGGCAATCTGTTGGTACTGCTCTTCGGTAAACTGATTTCCTGCAAGACGCTTGAGCTCCATGATGGTTACCGTACGGAAGTGACCAGCGTAGGTCAGGTCCGCCATGTTGGGGTCGTCCGTGTAGTTGTGGATGAAGTATGCCGGGTCTACGTACTGCTCACGAATGCCGTAGTTAGGGTCATTGGTGCGCTTGGTAATGGCGATGCCGCACGTAACGAGGTCCTCAACGCAGCGGCGGTAGATGCCGTCGTCGAAGTCGTTCCACGTAAGAGTCATTTCCGTGGCCAGCTGTGCAGCAATCTCTGCATCAGTTTTCACGTTCGTGTCCAGGAAGATTTCCGTTTCCTCGGGAGTGTCCGGAAGCGAGTCCGGGTCAACGCGCACGTTCAAGCCAAGAGCCTTTGCCTCTTGGAGCATCTCCTTGTTTTCGATGTGAAGGATGGTGGCGTTCTTCTTTTTGTCTTTCTCGCTGCGTGACAACGGGTCAACAGCCTGTACTTGTGGGTAGGGCTTGCGAGACAGAATCTTGTTTACGACGATGCGAACAAACTTGGGAATGATGGGAACTGGAGTGTAGTCCAGCGTAAGCATCGTTCCGTCTCCGTTGTTGGCATCCAGTGAGCTCAAGATTTGCCGATAGATGGACGTGTCTTGAGTTCCTTGAGCATAGTCTCGGTTGTTCTGCATTTCATTGAACCGACGACCATACAATGAATTGTTGTAGTCAACCCCAATCCACTGAGCATACATGGCCTTAGCATACTGAAGGCCATAGGATTGCGACATCTTTTCTTCCGTACTCGCTAGCGGGTCCGGGAACGTAGATTGACCTTTTGCTGTATAATCTCTTTGCATAATCCACTATGGGCTAATATGCAAATATACTTATTTGATTCAGCGTAAGATGACCCGACCAGGGCGGAAGAACTTCTTTACATCAAAGTTGGTTTTCTCTTTCTTGACCGTCGCTCCTTGCGCTGCTAAAAGCGCAAGGCCGCTGGAGATGGAAAGGTCAAATGCAGTACGGTCGTCAACCTTGAAGTTAATCCAATCTTCAAGGGTTCGGTCAAAATACATCTTCCCAAATTCCATGGTCTCTTCGTTCACTCCAACGTGAGAATGGATGAACGCTTCAATGGCTTGAGCATGTGCCTGAATGATGTCCTGCGAGTTCGACGGAATACCCTTTGTTTTGCTTCCTCCTCCATATCCAGAACCAAGGTGTTCAGGCCTGTTCATCAGGTAGTTATCGTATCCGCGCTGCTCAAAATATCGTGCGATTCCATACTTGTTGTTCTCAATCAGAATTGAGTATCCATAGAACTTCGCCGCCATTAGAACGTCCTCATAGAATATCTTGGCCAGCGGAGGACGTGAAGCATACTCTGCAACAAACATGTTTGCCGGATACTGCAGGTTGAACTTGTTGTACAGATGGCACGCGCCCTTAGAGCCGCGGCCATCTACGGTAGCATCAATGTCGTAGGAGTCAACTCCACCCACACCGAGCCATTCGTTCTGTGGACCCTGTTTGTTTCTGAGCTCATACGGGGGCATCCAAGCCACTCTCCAGCGTCCATTTGCATCCGGCTTGAAGTAGACCTCAGTGTCTTGCTTTCCGTCCTTCCAGACAAAGTTTCCGACAAGGATTGGGTTTGGGTACAAGTCCTGGTTGTACTGAATCTGTTCGTATATCTTCTGGACGTTGAACACCGAGGCCTTGGCGCTGTCACGAAATGCCTCTGCCTCGCTGAAAGGGAACTGGCGAATCACCTCGTTGAGTTCGTAGCTGTCGTTCACTAGGGCCTTTCTCTCGTTCTTCAGGAATGTCTTGGCTCCGATGGTGACCATATTCCCGTCGATACCAAGGATTGGCACCTCTGGGTCTTCAACTATAGGATGACCGTAGACATCGAAGAATCCCTCTAGCGACTCATAGGCAGGCATGAACAGCCTGTAGAGACCGCTCTTGGTGCGTCCGTTTTCGTTTCGTTCGTTTGGGTTGCTGCTGTACACCAGGTCCCGGAACTGTCGGCCCCCTTTGTCAAGGGGGTTTACCGTGCTTCCTACGATAGCCTTTCCTACGATGTTTCTACCAACCAACAGACAGGTGCGATGAATTCGCCAAGACTCGCGAATGTCGCTTGGCTTCTCCCACTTGCCAGCCTCATCCATGTACAGGATATGAAGTTTCTCACCGTCATAAGCGTTGTTTGTTGTGTTCTTCCAGTTGATTACCGTGTTGAGGGCGTCTCCTCGGGTGGCCGTCTTGACCTTCTTGGTGATTCGCTTTGATGGCTCGCGAAATGCAAGCTCCATGCGCGGGTTGGTGGTACCGTCCTGGATGGGCTTGAAGAAGAATGGCAGCGACTTGTAGATTGGCATTACCTTCTTCATGAAGATGTTCTCCTGCGCATCACCACCCGTCTTGGACATGATACCCAACAGCTTGTCTTTTACCTGAGAACCCTCGTTAACCAGCACTGAAGAGGTCATCTGCGTATATCCGGAACGACGGCACTTGACGTACACCTGGCCAAGGCATCTGTCGTCCACAGCACAGGCTTCCATGTGCAGGAACAGCGTTCTCTGGAAGCTCAAGAACTCAGGATAGCCGATATCAATCTTGGCCCACTGAAGAAAGAAGTAGTGATTTCCAGTTATGTACGTTGGAACACCGTTGTTGTAGAACCACACGCCTTTTCTCCTGCGCTCAAACTCCTGAGATATGTAGCCCATGTAGCGCTTCTTGAACTCCTCTGGCATGGCGGCCCACTCGTCCATAGTCTTAATGCGCTGGATGTCGTCCGGTAGCTCAAGTCGAGTCCATCGTTGCTCGTGCTGAGGAAGGTCGTGAAAAAGGATTTTCTTCTTGTCTGGCTGCTTTGGAAGCTGGATTGGCAAATCGCCAATCACCTCGACATCCCCCATGGTTCCGTCGTGGCAAATACTGACAACCTGCCCAGTATAATCCTTATGTTCAACAAGACCAGCCATTACTCTTCTTTATCCTCCTCTGGAGTGGTATCATCCCAATATATGAAAACCCAGTTGTCACCGAGCGTGTTGCTCTGCGAGCCCTCCGGAGTAGTCTTTTTCTTCTGAGATTTCTCCATTTTCGTGAAGTTGTTTTACGAGAAGCTGAAGCTTCTCTCGTTCCACAATAAGCTCTTTGGCGTCAATAGCCGTTTGCTTGATGGCCTGGAGCTCTGCCTTTCTCTGCGAGCCAGACAGCTCCTGGTCTACCGGCTTTTGAATCTCCTGAATCATGTTCTCTATGGCTATCTCCATAGCGGCCATGAGGCGATTGGCGGTGCCTACGTTATCGAAGCTACTCTTGGACTTGCGCATAGATGTGGGTCAATAGAACGCGATACAAGCGCTCTCCGTTAATCTCCATTTCGTAGTCCGCGTTCTTCTGGATGAACACCTTATCTCCGGGCTTGAGGCCAAGCTCATCAAGCTTGGCTGAGCCGTAACGTATGTATCCGTACTGGTTGTAGCTCTTCTTGCTCTGCACGAGCTCGAGGACATCGCTTTTGAGCTCGTCCTCTTGCTCTGCTGGGGTTAGAAATATCCAGTCTCCCAGAAGTCGCACCTCTCCGGTCTCTTTGCTCTTGTGGGCATAGGCCTGGCAACTGAATGGGTCATATCCTCCATCCCAGGTGACATAGTACAGGTTCTCGTTTCCGTAAACAAATTGTCCGCGCCTGTCTGCTTCATTTAGCTGTTTGTTGCCGTAGACCATGTGGTTTCCCCCAAGCACTACGTGGTGATGGAAGTACAGCGTGTCTCCAACAGAGACGCCGGTCTTGTAGCGCTGAGGTACGCCCATCACCTCTCCCTCGAATGCACGGTGTGCAAACTCGTTGAACCGGGTGTCCAGGTACATCTCCTGGCCGGCCACCTTAATGGTGTCGTTTACGGCTTTGTCTACTTTGACAATGAAGTATCGTATCGGTTTCATCAGAAGTCGCAATCGTGTTCAATCAAACAAGGCATGTCGTCAATCGTCTTCCAGAGCATGGTGCCTTTGTCTGGATTGAAGATGTAGACAAGGTACCTGCGAATCCCATACACAGAAAGGGCTCGCTCGTCCTGAACGATTGAATCAACTACCGCGTCTCCGGTTTTTTGGCCCACGAAATAGGCCATAGCGTCTTTGGGGTTTTGCCCCACAATGATTTTTCTAATAAGTTCCATTTCAATTCTATTATTTCTTTAACCAGTATTCAATTGAGTTCGTGGGTTCATCGTCGTCGTCATCCTCTTCCTCTTGAACTTGGAAGCTGTGGGCAACTACGTTGAACATCATATTGAGTTCGTCGTTGTCGTCTACGCTGTAGCCGGCTAGGAACTCATAACTTTCGGGATATTCGTCGTCTTTCATTCCCTCGTCGCACGCAAGACCAAAGCAATAGGTGGTCATGAAGTCCTTTGCCGCATCATTTTCCTTGATGATGTCGGCAATCTCCTCCATCTTCTCCCTTATGAGAATGAAGACCTCAATTCTCTTTTCTCTTGTCACGTTACGCGGGCAATGATATTTGGCCCAAGTTAGTAACAGAAACGCTAGTATTCTTCGTGAGTATTACTGCAGAAGTGGAACTACACCTTAGCGCTATGTCATACGGAACACTGGAGTCTGCGTAGTAATAATAGCTAAGATTCACCGTATGCTTCCCTGCCTTTGTACTTTCCAAGTCTTCAATAAGAACTACACTGCTCGCTCCATCGTTGATGTACAGCTGGGTGGTAATGTCAGGAGTTCCGGCAGAAATTGAATACTCAACACATGCTTCTATCAGGTACATCGATTCAGTGTTAAGCCGAATGTTGTCACGGATTCCAACTGCGCTAACAAGAGAAATACTAGCGCTGGCGCCACCAAAAGCTACCGATGAAGTGGCCGGGTCAACAGCTCCAGTAGCCGATGCACTGTAGAGCTCAGCAAACGGAATCATAACTGCAGCCGTGCCTACTGAGGTGGTAGCCTGTGGCTTAGCCACAAACATATTGGGCAATACGGTTGCACCGATGTTTACCACGTAATCAGAAAGGTTGACCAGATTGATGTACTTGTAGGCGCTTGCTGATTCATCCCAAATGAGAAACTTGTCTGAGTTGGAAGCTGTTGCCTGCGTAAGTTGCGTAAGTGAGCTAGCGGGTAGGACTCCAATTGTGCTGCCCGTGGCGCTCAACGGAGAGTTGGCCGTGACCGAGGCGGTGCCAATCGGATTGGTGCTGAGGTTTCGTTTGACAAATACGCCCGTTGAGCTAAGCATAAGCGCCTGCACATCGGTTGTGGATGTGGCCATTGTGCCAGTGCACTTGAAATCACCCGTTGACTCTACCGTGTCTGTGGAGAGCTTCAATGCAGTTGCATTGCCCTGGCCATCCTGCACGACCTGCTCAGACGCAGACACCGTAGAGGTAGCCAGCTTCAAAAGAAGGCCGAAGGTGTCTTTAATTTTGGTTCCGCTAAGACTTCCCATATTAGTACTTTTGAAACAAAGATACTGATATGCCGAAAAGTAGGGTTAGCCGAAAGAAGCTATTCAGGGAATTCTCTAAAATTGACCCCAAGTTTATTCAGAGGAACGACCTGAAGTACATTACGTTCCTGTACCGAGACATGAGTGAGAACTTCGGTCTGGGTGCCGCAGAGGTAGAAATACTGCTGTTCACCTACGACCTGGAGTTTTGGACCATTGACTACCTGGCTGAGGGCATGATGCGCAGCGCAGTACAGCTCAAGAAGAAGAACATCTACAAGATGCTGCGCGAGGGACTGATATACCCGCACTTTGACCGTCTCACGCCGCACAACAGCGAGCTAGCTGCTGGATTCTTCCGGGAGGAGAACAAGTTCAACTACCGCATACGCTACGCCCTGACGCAGAAAGCGCGCCTTTTGGTGGCGCGCATGTACAGGAAACTGTATGGAGAGGAACCGTTTAGGATTTCTTCACCTTCCGCAGGGCAAGAGTAGCCATCCGCTCTTTGGTATCGCCTGGTTTATCGTGAGTTACCACGCGAAATGGCGCCTCAAGGCTTGCGTTTGGGTGCTTGACAAACTTGCCGGAGTGCTTCATTAGGTAGAAGCGACCCTTTCCGTCGTTCATCCAGTGGTAGCCCTCCGGGGCCTTCACCATTACGTTCTTACTGAGCTTCTTGAGTTCCATCTTTTCGGGTGATTTCTAGAATCATATCGTCAGAACGGTTCTTGTTCTTACGAAAGTCAAATCTACGGAACTCCGTGGAGAATTCTGGGCTGACTTCTCGCTCCAGCTTCTCGAACCAGTCGTAGTTCTGGATGTCTTCGATGACCAGTTTGCCCCCTGGCTTGACTTTCGGTAGCCATTTTTGGATGGCTACCTTCATGCTCTCGATGCTGTGGGGTCCGTCGTCGATGATGTAGTCGTAAAAGCTGTCGGGGTACTCGGCAATGACCGGATTCGCGTATCCGTCTTGAATGCGTATCTCTACATTAGGGTATTCGCGGGTTCCGCGCATGTCATTGTAGTGCGAAGGCACCCCTTCATAGATGTCAAGTCCAACAATCTTGGCGTTTGGGAACCATTCGCTCCACAGCATGAGGCTTCCGCCCCACTGCACCCCTAATTCGAGTACATTTTGCACGGTTTCGCGCTTGTCCTTGAACTCGTGGGTGTAGTATCCCTTGATGTAGTCGTGGTCAGCCCCTTTGTCGGAGGTATAGAAGCCCGGGCGCCCAGGATAGGCGCACACAGAGCGGTACATTTCGTCTAATGTCATGGCTTAGCTGCCGCAGGCTTCGCAGTCTTCTGGGTTGTCGATGTTGCAGGTGGGCTGCTTTGCCTCTTCGAGCTGTTCGAGCCAGTCTTCAAACTCTCCTCCGGTCATTTCTTTCTGAATTTTTTGGTCTTTACCACTTTGAGCTTTCCGTCCTCTTCATATACGCGCATGCCGGCTTCTTCGGCCTGGCGCTTCATGGAGTTGAACTTCTGGGTTACTGTAAGCTTATTTGTTTTCACTGAGCTTATTGAGGATTTTGAAGTTTGACTGACCTTGTGCCGTGCGGTCTTTGCTGACCTTCTTCTGGCCAACGACAGCTCCTGCTCGTTTCTTGGTGCTCTTTGCCATTATTTTTTAGCTCTATTGCGTTTTGCAGGAATCATGCGGCGCTCGTCGTGGTCGTAGTCTTTCCCGTCGCCGTTACCGTAGGTTCCGGCGTCGCGGTTCTTCTTGTTCAGCTCTGCGCGGTACTTCTTGCGCTCACGGGTGGAGTGATATTCGGTATCGTACTCCGCCTTCTTGGCGCGGGCAGCCGCGTTGCCAGCGTAGTACTTGCTCGTCTTCATTCCTCCTCGCTGTAGTAGCAGGCCTTGACCTTGTAGTGCATGGGAGCCTTACCGGCTGCCTTTACGGCTGCCTGGATTTGCTTAACGGCCATCATCAGGTCGGGATTCATGACCTCAATTTCCTGCTCTGACTCCATCTTGCCTCCGTATTCGTAGGCTTTTGCTCGGTACTTTTTCATAATCTTCCTAAAGGAAAGGGTTTGACTTACCACAAATTTAGAAATTTTTTCACCTTGGGACTTGACTGACGTTTTTCGTTTTCGTAGTATTGCCTCTCAATTCAAAACCAACCAGAATGAAAATCATCATCTTATCTTTTGCTGCGCTGCTTTCTTTCAGTGCCTTTTCTCAGGAGCCACCAAAGTTTCTAGAGAACTTCAGTTACCGGACCGAAATGGTTACTTCTGAAGATGGAGAAACCTTTGAGTGCTACATCGTCTCTGCTAGAAACAACGACCAGTTCAAGGCATTGAACAAGGTGTTTCGCAAGATGAAGTACCAGGAGACTTGGCGTGAGGACGGAGTGGTATACTCTGCTCGAAGCAACGGCAAGCACACGATGGTCCGAGGGTGGGCCTGGGGCTTTCGGGCGTTCAGCGTGTACGCAAATTAAGAAGGGGGCTTTCGGCCCCCTTTTTTATTTCTTCTTCTTTGGCATCATGCCGCCGTACTTGAGCTTTAGCCCTCGTCTACGTGCATCTTCCATTGTGAAAGTCATTGCTTGCTTTCCAAGTTCTGCTGAACGTGCTTTACCGGCTTCAATGCGGCGCTGCATCTCTGCTGAGACAGCTGGAGCCGGAGTAGGAACTCCGCTCTTCTGTACACCACGGCTTGGCGTATCTGCGTTAGCGGTAAATCCAGCACCACGGCTTATTTCTCGTCCTGGAGCGTACCCAAGGGTCTCTCCCTTTAAGTAAATAGGCTGTTCCTTCTGACCTCTAAATTGCTCTGCGAGCTCTCCGCGGCTGTATCTGTTGTAGGGGTTCCCATCGCGATTACTTCCGGTGAGCCGTTCCGACTTAGCTTCGGACAGATTTCTGCTATATACCGGACGAGGCTGCGATTCGTATGTCTTTGCTGCTCCGACTCTGCTGGTTATGCCCTTTTTGATGTTCTCAGCAATCTTGAGGTCTTCGGCGCGGCGTGCTCCGACCATCTTAGCCTCTTCTACTTCTTGCGCGCGGGTTTTGGCAATGGGCTTGGCTGCTGCCTTGCTCTTTGGGTTAGTCCCGCCGTTAGCGTATGATTTGGTGCGATACTTTTTCATTTCTTAAAGCTTCTAAGTGTGAGTGCTAAGTTAGCCATTTTTGCAACTTTTCCTTTGGCTGAAGCTGCGGCCTTCAATTTGCTTACTGGAATCTTCTCTCCCTTCTTCACCCCGAGCGCTTTGTGAAGCGCTCCGGGCTTATGGTCGGCCAGTGCCTTTTGAATCCACTGCTTTGCCATCTTACTTGTTCTTGGGGCTTACGCCGGTGAAGTACATCATGGCTTGACGCAGAGCGTCCATCTGCTTCTTAACGGCTGGACTCATGTCCACTGCGTTAGAGATGTAGCTGTTGTTGTCTTTGGTCGGGTTCAAGGGGTTCGGTGCTCCCGGCTTCTTGAGCTTGCCGCCTTTTGCGTACATCATGTCCAGCTTGCCGCCGCCCATCATGTATCCCATCTTGTTGCGCACTTCGGTGGGGAGTTTGGCGAGTCCTTTCTTTCCTGCGGGGACCGGCTTGAGCGAACCTCCTGCAGCATATTTCTTGGGTTTCATAATTTCTACTTCTTGTAGTTGAACAGTTTTGGGGGTTGTGGTTTCATCTACACCTATTCCAATGGCACCGGTTCGTCCGGTGTTGGCTGGGTCTAGTTTCTTGTCAATCTTTTTGGCTAGGGTCTTTACCTTATCCATGGGTGTCACCTTGCGGTACTGGCGTGCAATCTCGTCGCGCACCATTTGCTGTTGGCGCTGGGTGAGCTTGCCGATGTCTTCAAGCACGCTCTTGTCCTTCTCGGCGTAGCGGCGTGCCATGTCGGCAATCTCTTTGCTGTTGACTGGCCTAACGGCTCCACGAAGTCCCATCTCGCGTGACGCGGTGTTGATTGACTTGATGCCTTTGATTAGGGTTTCTTGAAACGAGTCGATTGCTTTTCGTTCTGCTGCTGCGCGGGCCATGTATCGTCCCAGGGCTCCTAGGCCTGCTTTGGCGCCCATGGCTCCCATTTCAGGATACACCTCTTCAATGGACTCCTTACGGCGGTTTGCTGCCATTTTAGGGGCCTGAGCACGGAGGTTGCGCTCCATGGCTGGAGTCATTCCTGCTGGGCGCTTGGGGGGTTTGCTGTTTCTCATAGCTATCTCAGGGAAACAAAGTTAGTATTTTTACCCTCGAACATAACCCCTGAAAAAATGGCTGCAAAGAAGTCCATTCAAGCTGTTGTAAAGTATGTAAGCAAGAGCAAGAAGCGCGGCAAGCATTCTAAGAGTGCTTCGTCGAACAAGGCATCTAAGAACTACGTTAAACCCTACAATTCACAAGGACGATGAGCTTGAAGAAACTACAAGAGAAGATTGGTGTCGGCGCTGATGGCGCCTTTGGCCCTGGTACCATCAACGCAGCGGCCAAGCACTTTGGATTGTCTGACGTACGTGCGGCCCACTTCTTCGGACAGACGGCGCACGAGACGGGCGGTTTTAAGGCTTTCTCTGAGAACCTGAACTACTCAGCTAAGGGGTTGATGACTACGTTCAAGAAGTACTTTCCTGATGCAGCTGTTGCGGCCAAGTACGAGCGCAATCCAGAGAAGATAGCCAACAAGGTGTACGCCTCACGCATGGGCAACGGTGATGAGGCTTCTGGAGACGGATGGAAGTACCGCGGTCGTGGTGCGTTACAGTTGACTGGTAAGAGCAACTACGAGGCGTTCGCCAAGTGGCTTGGAAAGCCTGAGGTTCTTTCCAACCCGGACCTGGTAGCCACGGAGTATGCATTTGACAGTGCACGCTTCTTCTTCGACAGAAACAAGCTGTGGGATATCTGCGACAAGGGAGTCAACGATGAGACCATCTTGCTGCTTACTCGGCGCATCAATGGCGGCACGCACGGTCTTGAGGACCGCGCTAGCCGCACCAGACAGTACCATAAGTGGCTGATGGAGCGGGACTAGAGAAAGTTTTTGCAAATAATGCAAATCCATGGTTTAGCTCTTGATTGTCTGGGAAAAAAACGCTACCTTCGCCTAGGTCGAAAGACGTCTAGAAGAAATACTATCAGAGCCGCCGCCTAAGCGTCGCCCCTGCTAAACAGGGGCAGAGCACCGAAGATTCTACCACGAGCGACCGCGCAATCGGGGCGTACTATGCTCAGATTTTTCCTCTTCTTTTTTCTTGACATTGCACCCATCTTAGGTCGCTAACAGCTACCTTAGGCTTCCATGAAACGCTGTGGAGGCTGTGGTACTACCCAACCACTGACCAACTTCTCGAAGAACAGAGCTAAGAAAGATGGCCTGCAAGCCATGTGCAAGAGCTGTTGTGCCGCTAGCTCATCGAAGTGGTACAAGAAGTCACCACAGACACGCGTAATCCAAAATCAACAGCAACGTAATCGCAACAAAGCATTCGTGGACCGCTACAAGCGCATCCACGGCAAATGCACCGACTGCGGTACCACAGACCACCGCGTCCTCCAGTTCGACCACATCGACAGCAAACGCAAGAACGTGTCCGACATGATATACGCAGGTAACTCCATCCACATCATCAAGACCGAAATACGCAAGTGCCAAATACGCTGTGCCAACTGCCACACCATCATCACCGCAGAGCGGCGTAACAGCTAATCTAGAATCATTCTAAATAACAATCTAGAACCGTTCCAAACAACGCAAAATCATCGACAGCTCTTTGGGTACACCGTTTGTACCCTTTGGAAAAATTGGTGAGTTATTTCTGGAGTGGGGATAACATATACATGGGGACGTGGGCACGCGCGCACCGGAACGCGCAGCACGCGCATACGGGGGTGTCCGCACGCGACAATCGCGCACACATTCTGGCGTTTTGCGCTCGCATCACGCACCTTGTAGGGCAGGGGTGGTTCGGGGGGTAGGGCACAGGTAGGGGGGCAAAGGTTCGCAGCAGAAATACAGAGGAGGCGAACAACCCACCCAAACATTCCCCAACCCAAACAACCAAACCCCAAAACCCCTTCGGGGTAGCACTCGCAGGCACGAAGCACGGCGGCGTTACGTGCGATTTGCGCGCATATCTCGCGCTCGTTGGGGCGTCATCCAGGAACGCACCCAGGAAGCTCGCAGCTCGTAATTTTTGGGAGTCCGCAGCTCGTAGCTCGCAGCTCGTAGCTCGTAAATTTTGGGCATAAAAAAAGCCCGCCGAAGCGGGCCTCTTGTCGTGGTGTTATGCGGTTCAGTCCTCGCGGGCAAGCATCGCAAGGTGGTGAACTATGGCGGCGCATCGTTTTTTCCCGATTTCCTTCGCGGCACGCTCGGAGGTAGAGTACATATCCGCAAGGTCGAGCAGTTCGCACGTGAGGACTGATAGTCCGTCGGGGTATTCCTCGTCCATCTCCTCCTCGTACATATCCCCGTGCAGTCCGCGCAGTTCCGCGCCCAACTCCCACGCCATCTCAAGCGCGTCCTTTGCGCTCGTCTGTTCGCACACAAAAGCATCGTAGATGCTCAAAAATTCTTCTTTGGTTTCTTGGTTCATCGTTTTGTGGTTTTGATTAGTTCAGCAAACCTAAAGAGGCAATGTTATCCCAGCGTTAAGCCCAAATTATCTTTTCGTTAAGCCATCCCCTATACGTGTGTGTGCGCTCGTGTGTGTGCGTGTGTGTGCGCCTACGCGCGCCCGTGCAGGTACGTACGCGCTGCCGTACGGGTACGTACGCGCTGCCGCGCGCACATGGTTGGGAAGATAAAAGATAATAGGGGGAGGGTATCACCCTCCCTGCGCGCGTGCGCCCGTGTGTGTGTGCGCCTGTGCCTGCGCCCACACGTAGGCCCGTGTACGCACGAGATTCGTGTTCCAACATCCATGTTCCAACGCCGTTTCCAATGTTACCAAATCGTTATCATTCCGTTAAATTTTCGGTTTGGGTTTGGATATGTCATTTTTTTTTAGTTTATTACCCTCCTTTCCGTAGGGAAGGAGGGATACTAAACTATTTTCTCGGGGTGGGCTGTATGGTTGCCCCAAAACCACCCCAAACGTCGGCAAATCGTCTAAAAAGGGGCTTAAATCGGGCCTCACTTTGGTAACATTCCCGTAACATTGCCTTCGGCAATCAACGCGCGCACCTGCGCCTTACCCGTGCGCTTTCGCAGCCTATGGCTGCTCAACGCGCGAAGGGCTTTTCCCCTCCGTTGCCGTGTTCCTGCGTGAGCGGCGGGGCGTGCATACGTACGCGCTATACGTACGCGCTACACGCGCGCGCAGTTGAAATCTTACGAATGTAAGATTTAACGAAAAGATAACTTGGCCTTAACATTCACTTAACATTGGGGTTATACGTTTGCATTGTTCAACCGACTAACCAAAAACACAACGAGCCATGAACAATAAAATCAAAGCAACCCTCGCAACCCTTGAGCGTACAATGGGCATTGACTTCGTGCTTGACCTCTACGACGACTTCCTCAACACCGATGCCTTCGCCTCCTATGCAGGCTTCCGCGACCGCCTCAACGCCGCATACAACGAGCCCTCTCCCGAATGGGCAGACATCATCCGGGGACAAGCAAGCGTGTTCTGCGACACTCAAGCGCAAGAGGCAGCGTTTCAGGGAACTACCTACGCCAAAAGTTCGTACTACCGATGAGCCGGTTCGCAACACGAAGCGACGACAAGGGTCGTGAGTATGTAGTGCGAGTGTCAAGTGCCCCTGCGTTGGATGGGGGCACGGCACTCCGCCGCACCGAGCGCAAAGTTCGGGGCAAGCGAAAAGCCGACGCCGTGGAACTATTCGTGGCCTCACGTATTGACCGCAAGGTAGAACGTAGCACCGAGCAACGGCTTGAGCGGAGGGCAAAGCGGGGGCGTTGAGCGCCCCCTCACTTACGGGATATGTGGCGACCACACGTAAAACGGACACGAAGGGGATACCTATGCCCCTACACCAGGGTGTGCTACGTGCTATCACCGTGCTCGTAACACGGACACCCACAAGCGGACACGTGTGCAGTCCGCCTATGATGCACACACATACAAACGACCTAACTACGACGTGATGGCGATAAACGAGATACAGCGCATAAGGCAAGCAACCCACGCCTATATGTATGCAGACGAGCGCAGCGATGCGTTCAAGGACGCGGTGGAGTACCTCAAAAAGGTACACGACACCTACGGAACGATTAACCCAGTAACAATAGCAGAAATAACACGATGAAAACAAGAGTTTGGATGTTGGCGATGATATGGAGGGACATGTTGAAAGACATTTTTCGTACGTCATACCGCGCCACAGGTACACCAGGGACAAGAAGGGGCTCTCACATCTACAAATAAATGGGTAAGAGATTATGCGTGGAGGCGGTGGCTGTCGTGGTCGTTGCCGGGATGTTCTTCGTGAGCGTAGTGTTCGCTGCGCTCAAGATAGGACTGGGCTGAAAACTTAACGAAAAGATAACCTGACCTTAACATTCAGGTAACATTGCTGTCTAACCTTTGCAGCAACGATTTCAGGGAACGAGGTGGCGACCACACCCAAACAACGGACAAGGGGCACACGCCGTATGTGGTTTGGATATGTGTTTGTTGGACATAGCGGCGCGGTGGTTCATGACCATGTGCCCCTCAAAGCCCAAACGTGCAGGGCTTGGTGATGCACGAAACACCTTCGCCTATGAGGTGTAATTCATAGGCAAAAATGCTTGATGTGTATGAGCAATTTTTCAGTAGGCGACTTGGTTCGCATTGACTTCGGTTCGTTTCAAGACCGAGAGGCATTACGTGGTGTATTCGTACACCCTTCTATGCGCCCATTACAGGGCACTGTGGCGAAGGTCGTTTTGGTGCGCGACTCGTTGGTCGACGGGGGCAGCGACGACGTAGCGTACAAGCTGTGCGGCACGGACGGCGAGGGCTTTGGATGGACATTCCTGCCGGAGTGGCTTTCATTAGCAGAGCCAGGGGCAACAGTAACAACGCCAGAGCCTGAAATGATTGAGGACTACGAGGGCAATATGCTTCTTGCGCAAACATGCTTGCAGCTGACCGCACCGAGCGAGCACGAGGGCCAGTGGGCGCACCGGGCAGTCGTAAGCCGAGTGCGACTTGAGAACGGCAACACCGTGTATCTACTTGACTCCGAGTACCACGACTTGGTTGTTGAGGTGGAGGGCGAGAACTATCTACGCCAGGACATAGACGAGGGCGACACCGTAGAAGCCTATGGCGGCAATTACGGCGGCCAACTTATTTGGATGGAAAATTCCATCTTTGCCGAGGACGTGCACGACTACTTCCACGAGAGCGACGCTGGCGAGTACGTATTCTACCACGACAATCGTGATGCGTACTACACATACGAGCCAGAGCAGGGCACGCTTGATTACCACGCGCAGCAATCACGTGGCTACATCCGACGCACTAATGCGGGCACGCTGTACACCATTGGCTTTGAGGTTGAGAAGGAGGACGGAGATATCCTGCAATCCTACACATCCGACGACACGACCAGCCTGGGTTGGTCGCGTGAACACGACGGCTCACTTGATGAAGACACCGGCTACGAGTTAGTGTCGCCTATCTACGACTTGTTTGATAGCAAACTTGACGACGAAATTGCCGCATCGCAAACCCTACGCGACCACCTCAACGCCGACTCAAGCACGCGGTGCGGTGGGCATATCAACTTCGGCAAGGTCGGCACTTCGGGGACGCAACTACTCAAGGAGTGCGCCGCCTTTCTTCCGCTGTTCGTTGCGCTCTACCGCAAGCGTGTGCTATCACGCTGGGCAAATATGCGTGTGGACATCAACGAGTACGACGGCAGCGACCGATACGTGGCCTTCAATGTGAAGGGCGAGTACATTGAGTTCCGACTCGTCGCTCGTGTCCACGATGTAGACACCATGCTATGGCGGCGCGACCTGTTCCGCATCATGGCGAGCAACCCCAACATCGGGGCGGCAAAGGTGCAGCAAATGATGCTTGACCGCCGCAGCGCACTACACAAACTCCTTCGCAAGATGTACACGGAGGAGAAGCTGTTGCGCCTTGCGTGCTGGTACTCACAATTCGCCGACGCTATGTTTGACACCTTGCAGTTCAGCAAGACCGGACACGGCGTGATGATGGACTTCTTCGTGTCGTCATTGCGACGCTCAGGCAAGCGTGTCGGCGTGAGCATTGAGGCCGTTGAGGGCTGGGTTGAGGATGTACACTTCATCCTATCACGTGCAAAAGGTGGCGACAAGTACGCCAACAACGTGAAGAAACTTGACCGCAAATCGCTCAAATTCTTACAGGTCAAGGGCTAATTAGGTTAGCCCTTTGACCTTTTTTTCTAATCTCTAATACCTATCTATACTATGTGCATTGCAATTCTTAACGCTGGTAAGCGTATCACCAAAGACAAACTGTCCAATTCATGGAACAACAACGACGACGGCGCAGGCATTCTATACGTTGCCGACGGTACGCTCGTGTCCGAGAAATTCCCTAACACCAACATCGCCGAGAGCGAGGCAAACTTTGAGCGTTTCTATGCCCGATACCTTGACGTCTACAATCAGTACGGCAACCTTCCGATGCTTTTGCACTTCCGCATTGCAACACACGGACTGACACCCGAATACCTGCACCCATTCTTCGTGTCCGATACCGTGGGCTTCGTGCACAACGGCATCATCTACGGACTCGGCAGCAAGGACAAGAGCGACACTTCGGACTTCGCCGACCTGTTGTCTACGCTCATCATACCGAGCGTGGCTACCCTTGACAACCCCTTCATTGACGAGAGCATCTACCGATTCATTGAGGACAGCAGCAAGCTCATCTTCCTTGACAACACGGGCGAGTACCGCATCTTCAACGAGGGACTCGGACAGTGGGTTGGCGAGAACTGGTTTTCTAACGGCACACACAACTACAAGCCTATCACCAAGTGGGGCAAGTGGGACGACAACTACGGCGCATCCATCAAGACCACACCCTACGCCAAAAAGTACGACAGTCAATACTGGGACGACATTGAGGACGAGCGCATCATGTACCCCTACGACACGGCGTTCGGCAGCGGCTACTCACTTGAGGACTTTGACTTTGACGCGCCATTCTCCGACAAGAAATACAAGTGTCATGACTGCGACACGCAGACACACGTGAACTACAACGGCGAGTGCATCACGTGCTACTCGTACATCCCGGCGTCTGCCGACGAGGTGATTGACAAGATTGAGAAGCTGGAGAGCGAACCTAAAAAGTACCTACAATGAAACTGATTGAACTGAAGGAGATTGTGTTCCCCTTTCCGGAGGACAGTCAGGTGATGATTGAGCTGCCCGGTGGCGAGCAGCTGGGCATCATCGCTACCCACGAAACCATACTTGACAGCGAAGGAGAAATCATCGCTTACAAAATTCTATTTCTACCAATTCAAAACACGTAACACCATGTCATTCTTCAATTTTGATTACGACCCAAACAACCCACGAGTAGGCGACCGAGTGATTGTCGTCGGCGATGAGCGGCTCAGTCAAATGGCTGAAACAAATGAGCGGGCTGTACCTTGGTTCGTTCAACACAGGGGCGGTGAGTTCTACATCAGCGAGATAGTAGCAGGTAACATATATCTTGCCTCACCGCTTACCAACAGCATTGATAACTTTACCTGGAGTCCGAACTGGCTTGAACCTGCGCCCACGATGTTGCAGGAGGGTACTTGCGTTATGGTTCCACACATCAACTTGAACGAACGCTATCGCAACAGTGGGAATTGGTGCAGCGACATGGACAGATACACACACCAGCCGCTTAAAATTATACATCCTACTTCTAACGGTTATTTTGAGGTATACCGCAATGGGTACTCATGGCATCGCGATTGGATGTTCATCATGCCGGAGTCGCAGCGAACAGCGCCGAGAACAAGAGGTGACTTCAAGGTAGGCGACACGGTTATGGTTTTGAGTGGACACCTGGGAAGCCGCTCGTTCGGCAACAAGGGTGTAATCACTGCTGTTGGCGTTGACCATTGCGCAGTGACGAGTTCAACAAAGCCAAGAATGAATCATGCAATTAGTTACAGTCGGCTTATGCTCCTTGCGCGAGACGGTAAGCTGACATACGAGCCCAATGATGCGCGACTCCTTAACGAGGCATGACACAGTTCATCAAGTTCACGACGCGGTGGATAGCGGGGAACTTGTCCATACCATTTTGGATGGTTGGGCACGTTCACCTGTCTACCAATGTATATCAAGACATCCACGAGGTAGTGGCTTCGCTCGGTATGAATATCATCGTGGGCATCGGCTTCTACCTTGAGTGGAGAGAGCACAAACAAAATCAATAATCATGGAACATCAAGAGCTATCAACCATACCTACGTCTGCATTCAAGCACGACTTTCAGTTCATATCCCTACCGGTAAGCACGGGTGGTCATCCTCGTGTAGCTGTCCACGCATCTGCCTTGTTCAACCCTGGCGAGGCGATGACCGCTGGAGAGGCAAGGCGGCGCGCTGCCGAGATTGGCGGAATGAGATACGCTGGGCGTTTGCCCGCGTACTCATCCGCTGTGTATGCTGGTATTAAGTCCGACTTTGCCGAGGAATACTATGCCTTTAAGCGGTACTCACGCTTCGCATTGCGCCTTGACATCATGGATTTGCGCAACAAGTACAAACATAAACCACGAAATAGCATGAAATAGTACAGTCATAACATCATACATATCAGTAAGTTACGCACTGGGTTGTTTAATTCGTATCAATAACCCTTGCTTTTTCTAATTTTTATTTCTAACCTTTGCATAATTCAATTTCAAATTCACATCTAAAATGAAACAATTCGTAATTACCATCCCCAATCCAGTACGTGGTAAGGGAGCACGTGGCTTTGACCGCAAGCCCAAGCGCGGTGAACCAACCTTCTCAATCTTCCATTGCTATGCGCAGAGCGAGAAGCGAGCACGAGAGCTAACAGCTGGCTACTTCTCTATGCGCAAAGTACCCGACGGTACAAAGTTCGTGGAGATTGTGTCCGACCCGCGCGTCAAGCAGGAGTCGTTCATGGATATGCGACTGATGTCTGCGCCCATCTCGTTGCCCGTAGTTGACGAAGCACCGGCCCTCAAGAAATTTGAACTGGTGGTGGTACAGCGTGCGGTGCAGCAAGACACGGCTGTCTACGAGATTGAGGCAGCAACGGAGGAGGAGGCGCGAGAGGTGTACGCCAACTTCGTTTCAGCTGGTACGACGGACAACATCTCGTTGACCGACACGTATAGCTATTACTGCGACCACGAAACGCCGCAGATATCCGTGGCTGAACTCATCACCGATGGGAACGCCTGATTCAATCACCTGGTCAGAAGCAATGGAGGTAGAGTTGGCCCGACTTGAGGTCAACCTACACTTCATTGTGGATTACAGCAGCCTTATGCACCTTACTGCGGTGGGCGTACGAGCCGAGCAGTGCCTGTCAAATATCAAAGAAATCAAACAATACCTACAACTCCATGAGCAATCAAGATGATAAACGATTTGAACGCAAGCGAGCGCCATTCTACATTGAGGCGTTAGCGTGGCTGGTCCTTCACGTTCCATACTACGCCATCTTCTACTTCAGCGTGCGCATCCTAACGCACCTAATCAAAACATACCTCTGATGCCATGAGCGAGACAATGCTACGGGTAGTGGAGGTACTGAAGGTGAACCAGGACGACGACACAACAAGCATCAATGCCAAGACGGTGGTGCTTCGTGCAATGCAAGAGCCAAACTTCAAGGACGTATTGGAGATGCCCGCATCTTCACAGGTGCTGTGTTTTGGGGCGAACTCAGACGACATCTTCTTTGACGATGAGTATGAGGACGAGGTATACGAAACCATATCTTCGTTTTTGAGAATACTACGGGTAATCAAGGAAATCTATGACGAAGAAGAGCAGCCCTAATACGGCACAGAAAATCTCATACACCGAGTGGATGATGAAAATCAAATCGGTGTACTACGGATGCGATGTAGAGCTGGACAAGGGCATCGCACGGGACATACAGTACAACACACCAGCGTCAAAATAAATCACTAACTTTAAGCAACTTAAATTCAAAACTATGGCTTATCAACTCAAGACAACCAACATCAAAGGCAAGGACTACGTTCAGGTCAACGAACGCATCATTGCCTTCCGCAAGCTGCCCGACTTCAAGGGCTACTCCATTGAGACCGAGATGGTCGCTATTGATTCCGATATGTGCGTAATGAAGGCCATCATCCGCGACAGCGATGGGGCTGTCGCTGCTACTGGCTTTGCTCAAGAAGACCGTTCATCATCCATGATTAACAAGACATCGTACGTGGAGAACTGCGAAACGTCAGCTGTTGGTCGTGCGCTGGGATTCCTTGGCATTGGCGTAGAGGCATCTATTGCGACCGCAGAGGAGGTTTCTATGGCTATCGCGAAGCAGGAGTTACCTGCTCCTGCGAAAGCGGAACTGGATGTAGCTAAAGCAGCCGAGCATATCAAGGCTGGAGCTAACGCACCAGAGCGCAAGAAGCGCTTTGATGCCGTCATCAAGAAGTACCCAGGGCTGGCCCCGGAGGTATTGGCTTCTCTTCGTGAACTTGTAACTGCTGAGTAATGGCGTACCTACAATGGGCAGCGTTTACGATGGGGGCTATCCTTGCCGCTGCAATCATCGCGTTCCTCTTGTTCTCTGGCGATAACAGCGACAAGGGATGAAAGTAAGTGGATGGCACTACCTGTGGGGGACAATCGTGCTCCTCACGCTGTACTGTATGACCGACTGGTGGGAGCTAAGGATGCTGTTGATTTCTCTCGCCGGCGCCTTGGCTATCACCTACTCGGCAACCAACGAAGACGAGGAGGAATGAAGATAGAACTCACGATACAGGAGCTGTTGGAAATCATTGACATGATTAAGTACGGCGAACATAACGAGGGAGATGACTTCTACTTGATGCAGGACTTCATTGATGGAAAGGATGACCCTAAATCAAAAAAGGAATGAAGACACCAATGCAAGAGTTGATGGATGAGTTCGCAAAGAAAGCGGACTCACTACCTGATACGTTAGATGCGAACGTAGCCTACTTGGTATTCCAAGAGTGCTATGATATGGCAAAGTCAATGCTTGAAAAAGAGAAAGCGGTGATTATGGATGCCTATAGTTCTGGCGAACACCAACAAGGGTTTGAAGGAGAGGCTGAACAATACTACAACGAAACCTTTAACACCAAAGAGAAATGAAAACGCTAATCCTGGGTGACACCCACGGGCGCACCAACTGGAAGCAGGCGATTGACGCACATCCAGACGCAGGTCACATCATCTTTATGGGTGACTACTTTGATTCGTTTGACATCAGCGGTGTTGAGCAGTTGCACAACTTCAATGAAATCATTCGCTTCAAGGAGTCTACCGACAAGGAGGTTGTGATGCTCATAGGCAACCACGACCACCACTACCTTGACGTAGGCGAAACCTACAGCGGGTACAAGGCGGCACACAAGTGGGACTTCCAAGATGCGCTGACTAAGAATATGCATCACCTTCAGATTGCATACTCTCTTGACGAACTGCTGTTCTCTCACGCAGGCGTAAGCCCTGTGTGGATGGACAAGACGTTTGGTGCAAAATGGAACGAGGACAACTTGGTTGAACTGCTCAATGAGAAATACAAGCATCAGCCAACTGCATTCAACTTCAGCCCCGACAGCTTTGACCCATACGGAGATTCACCGAAGCAGGGTCCGCTTTGGATACGGCCCCGCTCACTGATGGGCTGCAACAAGGGCGAGAACCGACTGAAGAAGAAGTTCATTCAGATTGTCGGGCACACCCAAGTGAATAGCATCTTTGACAGCATCGTTTCCTGCAACAAGTCTATGGGTGGACGATACTACCTGATTGACGCCATGGAGAAGGATGGATACATCACTTACGAGAACGGAGAGATTACGCCTCACGAACTCTATATCTCGCCAAATGTGCCATCAGAAGCATAGTTTTGGCAAGTTTGAAAATGCGCCAAGACTTATACTGTGAGTATAAATGTGTGAAGAAATGTAAACCAATTCGGATAATTTCCGAGTAACAAAACAAAATATGGCAAAGAGACTAACGAAAGAGGAGAAGTGGAGAAAGGCAAGTGAAGACCTCATCAACAAGATGTTTGAGATTGCAGGCCACAACGTAACCTTTGACGACATCAAGGACCGAAAGGACGAATGGTACACCGACTGGACTATGACCGTTGCTCAAGCCGAGCAATGGAGGGAATGGGGAATAGAGTACCTACGAAAGAATATGAAGCTAACGAAGCACTACGCCGAGATTGAGATGAGAATGTTTAACGTAATGTATGGACTCAAATACAGCGACTGGTATGAACAAACCGAAAATTAGCCCGCTCTATGACTTGATGGAGCGCATAGCGCAATACCAAGAGGACTATCAGACACCCATGCCGATATCATTGGTCAAGTCAATCATCATCTGGGAACTGCTTGACAAGGAGAAAGCCATGGTCAAAGACGCTTTCAACTTTGGCGGCGAGTACGACGAGAGCTGGGACAAGGCAGCCGAGCAGTTCTACCACGAGAACTACGCAGGGAAAATCAAGTTTGACGAATAGCGTCCAAGATTTGGATGTTAACAATTTCTGACCAATCTTTACGGACGAAATGGAAATCAATGAAATCGTATCGCTCATAGCGCTGCTAATCACAGCGACTGCTGGAGGCTTTCTGCTTGGCGTTCCGACCATGAAGTCGTACTACCAGCAGAAGCTGGACTTGGAGTCCAGCTCTGCCGAAGAGAAGGCATCACTGGGCGCAAAGATTCTACGCCTCAAGGCAAAGCTCAAAAGGAAGAAGCGCAAGTAATGGAACCAATCAAGACCACACACACCCTTGCGGAGCAGTACCGAAAGGCACAGCACAACCGCAACGTATGCCTGTACAGCCGACGCGACACGGAGGCCAAATACTGGGAGGGCTACGTTAACGCCCTGAGTTTAGTAATTGAATCACAAAAGAAATGAATCCATCCGAACACCTTGAGTACTTCAAGGAGCACCCGCACATCAAGAAGAAAGAGGCCGAGCGCACAGCACGCCTAATCCTATCCAACTTTGGCACTACGTACAGCCGCCCCGCAATGGTGCAAGCGATGGACGAAATCGACAAGGCAGTCAGCATCCTGGACATGATTGAAAGCGACAGCTCAAAGGAGCTGTCTGACCTCCTGCAGGGCGCATATCAAATCCTTCACTACAAATTCCACAACGAGTAATGGCAAAGAAGAAGGACTGGCTGTCTCACATGATTGAGCACACCGGAAAACCATACTTATCGTACAGCTCTATCAAGTACGCACTGCAAGACATGGCGCTGTTTGAGCTGTACATGATGGGCAAGCTCAAGAAGGACAGCGAGGCGCTGCAATTCGGCAGCGCTTACGACTGCATGCTGTTCACCCCCGAAGTGTTCAGCGAAAGGTTCTTCGTGCTTGACGATTCGGAAATCTATGCCAAACTGATAGGCGACGGGGCAAAGAGCCCCCGCTCAACAGCCATCTACAAGGAGTGGAAGGCGGAGCAGGACGCATCAATTGGAGAGCGCGCCGTATTGGCTCCTGAAGACCATCAGCAAATCATTGATATGATTTCACGGCTTGACGACTGCGGCATCATAGACATCTACCTGGCAGGAAGCTATCAGGTTGAGTTCAACGAGAAGGTAGACGGAATCCCTTTCCGGGGATTCCTGGACTGCAAGGGGAGCGGGTTCATCTCCGATTCCAAAACAACGCGTTCAATTTCAGGCTTCAAGTCTGATGTAAGATGGTTGGGGTATGATATTCAAGCGTACCTTTACTGTAAGGTCTTCGGCTATGAGGACTTCTACTGGGTCGTCCAGGAGAAATCCTTTCCGTACGTGCCAGCAGTATACAAAGCAACGGAGCAAACCCTTCGCTTCGGTGAGGAGAAGTTCAATCGGGCGGTCAACACCATCCGAGAGCACTTTGAGAAGAACATGCCTTCCAGCACGTTCTACATAGAGGGGGAAATTTAATTGTCAATCAAAATGGAAAAGAAAGACATCTACATCGGGTACGTGGGCGAGCTCAAGACCTATGACTCAGGCGTACGCAAGTACTCAATCTCGTTCCGCTCGGAGCAGCTTGACGAACTCAAGCAATACCTTACCCAGCGTGGTAGCGTGAACATTGATTTCGTAATCAAGACCGACGACTCGGCGTTCATGAGTGTGTTCAACCCGAACGCTGCAAAGCCGGCTGGACAAGGTGGCAAGCCTGCCGCCAAGAAGGTTACCGCTAACGACGACGACCTGCCGTTCTAAGCGAGGAGAAAGGACAGCAGCAAGTTGGTTACCCTATGCAGTAGGTTGTTCCGGTGGGGCATAGGGGCTGTCTCTTTCTTCTTTCACTATCATCTCTTTCTTCTTTTGTGATGGAATACAATTCCGATTTTCGTCATGACTTGCGCATCGGTTTGATGGGCGAACTGCTGCTTGGCAAACTGCTCAGCAACACAACCGTGGAAGTCAAGCTGGACTTCGGGACGCATCGCACAGGAAACTTCTACATAGAGTACGCATCGCGCAACAAGCCTTCGGGCATTGCAACCACCGAAGCGGACTACTGGGTCTTGATTGCGGCATCCGAGAAGGGATGCCGCCACAAGGACAACGAGGTTTTCATGGAAGAAGACGACATCTTATACCTTGTAACCATCTCAACGAATCGACTCAAGGAGTTGTGCCGAACCAAGTATGAGCGCAAGGGTGTACCGGGCGGCGACGAGAATACGTCGCTTGGAATTCTTATCAAAGCAGTAGACTTACTATGACACTTTACGACTTACACAAGTTCTTTTCCAAGGACGACGAGCAAGAGATGGAGCAGTTCATGCGCATCGCTATGGCTCGATTGCAAACGACATACAAATTCAAGCCTCAGCGGGTAGCTGTTGCGGCCAAGATGTATTCGCAATGGAAAAAGCGAAAAGACCATGGACATGCCAAAGCGTAGTAGTATGTTCTACCAACAGTACCAAATCCGGTACGATTCAAATTCAAATCAATGGAAACTAACATGGGACGGGAATCCAATTATGAGCGGAACAAAAGAGTATCTAGAATACTATCTGAGTCTGCTATCGAACAACGGGAACATAATGTTCTAGACATGGACATAGCTGTTGCCGTCTATGGAACCCTCAAAAGCGGCTATGGCAACAACTTTCTGCTGGAAGATGCAACACTGGTGGGCAAGGGCCGAACCACCGATAAATACCCCCTAATCATCCGACAAGGAGGACTTCCGTTCCTTCTCAACAAGAAGAACATTGGATACAACGTGGAGGTCGAGGTATACCTTGTGGACAAGAAGATTCTGCGCCGCTTGGACATCCTTGAGGGGCATCCGGAATGGTATTGCCGCCGAGAGATAAGCGTGACCATTGATGAGATTGATACTCCGATTAGGGCGTGGACATACTTCGGCCCATCTGAATACGACAACCTGACCTACCATGAGCGATACTAAATTCTTCATTGAGATTGGCAGTTGTGACTTCGGTACGCTGAACCACCTTGCCAACCACGGATGGCACGGCATGATTGTAGAGCCGGTAGAGAAGTACCTTAATCGACTTGAGCGTATGCCTGGAGTTCACTACATCAACAAGGCCATTGACATCACCAATGCAACCAAGGAAATGTACGTGTACAAGGACAGCGTATGTGAGAACGACCGCGACTTCAGCGGAATGAGCTCGTTTGGCGAGTATGTGATTGACCAGAACCGGGCTCTTGTGGAGCCGGTTCTCGTGTCTACCATTACCTATGCGGAGCTGATGTACGCGCACGATGTGAAGCGTGTGGACTTCCTGAAGATTGACACCGAGGGACACGACTGGGTTATCCTCCAGCTGGTAATCTACGCGGGGCCGATGCGCCCAAAGCTCATCAAGGCGGAAACCAAACACCTTGGAGAAAACCTTGAGAAAGCCATCAAGTTTCTTGAGGAACGAAAGTACCTGGTGTACCAAGAGAAAGAAGACCTTTATGCAATTGATTTACTACCATGAAACGAGAAGAACTAATCCAAAAAACCATTGAGACCTTTTGTGACATAAATGAGGTGTCGCGAGACACCTTGAGCATGAAGGTTCGCAACAGAAGCGTTGTGGACTGTAGGCGCATGATTTGGGCATACCTGAGAGAAAACACAAGCATGACGCTCCTTGAGCTCGCCCACATCATTGACTTTGAGAACCACGCAACAATTCTCTACCATTGCAAGCAGCACCAGGAACTTATCACAAAGACCGAGCGAGGCAAGTGGATGTACCCAAGCTATGGACCATACTATGAGCAAGGTGCTACACAGCTAAACGCAATGGTCCGAGTATTCAAGATGAACCAGAAGTTTCAAAACTATGCACTTGAGTATCGCCGAACGGAGGATGGACACGAGGCCAAGTACGTGGTGAATTCTCTGTCGCTTCTTGACGCCGTGTACCAACACGAAACAATGACATCTATGGCTGGATATGAGCTGATATCCGTAAAGCTCAAGGAGTCATGATTATCTCCGACAAGTATCGGTGCATCTTCATCCGCATACCCAAGACTGGTAGTACCACGATTGAGAATCTGTTGATTGCGGCCGACCCGGACTGCTTGAGCTCGGACAACTCAACTCCGCCATACGGACACCACGGATGGCCGGAGGTAAGGGATATGGCTGGTGAGCGCTGGGACACCTACTTCAAGTTTGCGTTCGTTAGGAATCCATACAGCTGGTTTCTAAGCAATTACTCAGACCACATGAAGTACAGCCTTGAGGATGTGTGGGGAGTGCATGAGATACTGAACGAGAAACACCAGCTGCCAGCACCCTGGAACTTCATCATTGATGCCCCAAGAGTTATGGCCTTGGCTTCGATGATTCAGTTCTGGTATCACGGAGACTACCTGGGTGGCAAGCATAACAGAATCGTTACACAGTCGGCATGGGTTCCGCCGGGAATAGACTTCGTTGGAAAGATGGAATCGTTTGACGAAGACCTTGAGATTGTAGCAGAAGCCATAGGCCTTGAGCTGACCGAGAAAGCACCACAGGAAAACAAGAGCAATTCAGAAAGGCTCATGCTTGACAAGACTGGCGCACGATTACTAACCGCATTGTACGACGAAGACTTTGAACGATTCGGTTATGAGCGAAAAGGATGAGGGTCAGATGATATACCTGCACTCGGTGCAGGTTTTTTGGCACACCAAACTCGCCAAGAAACTCATCTCGCATACCAAGGGAACAGCTGATTCGCCGATACGATTTGTTTCAAGAGCCAAGGATGCCTTGGCGATAAACAAGTCTGAGCCGGTTCTAAGCTCTCTCAAAGACGCAGTGGTTGGCGGCAAAGCCGTGCACAACTTTAGGGTGGTAAAAATCTACGAAAGCAAACCAATATCTCGTTCCTTCCACTACAAAGAGAAGGACTATGACGCAGAATTCAAATGAGCACGATTACGATGTTTCAATCCGTCACTAAGACGGACGAGCCGCACCACATAGATGTCAAGTCAGCGTTAGAGCGCATATCGTCAGGCAGAAGCCAGGATAACATCATGGCCATACGTGCCGGTAACAGCGAGCTCAAGAAGATGCTTCCTGTGGCGCTTTTCTCCGGAAAGTTCAGCACGCGAAAGGACGACGCGCTTGAGGAGCACAGCGGTTTAATCGTGCTTGATTTCGACCACGTAAACGCAGAGGCATCAAAGGCTCTTCTCTCCACCGACGAGTACGTATACGCATGCTGGGTATCTCCATCAGGAGAGGGCCTAAAAGCCCTCGTACGAATAACCAATCCAGAACGCCACAGAGAGCACTTCAGGGCGCTTCAGAGTTACTTTGACAGCACGTATGGACTATGTGCCGACCCATCAGGAATAAACGAATCTAGGGCCTGTTTTGAGAGTTATGACCCAGAGCTTGTGCTCAATGAGAACAGCAAGTCGTTTGGGGGAATGCTTCGTGAGCAGCAGGAACACCAGGTAGCACAAATCCAAGAGATACATACCGACTACGAGAAGCTCAACATCGTAGCGAAGATGGTGCGCCGAGCACAGGATGGAGAGAAGCACACTACGCTGCTTCGTGCCGCCATTCTATGTGGCGGCTACATCGCAGCTGGACGCATGGAAGAGGAAGAAGCAGAGCGCGTTCTGCTTCGGGAAATCCAGAAGAAAGAAAACGTAGCAGACCTAAGCAACGCAAAGGCTACCATCCGGGACGGAATCAATGAAGGCAAGAGCATGCCAATACGCGAGGTCATTGAGGACGAATCTCGCATACGGAAAGAGATGCAGATTAACGACGGAGATATGTCGTTTATCTCGTCTGATGACACCGACTACAACTGGATTGAGAAGTACGCACGAGGAGAGATTGTGCGCGGACTCAGCACTGGCTTTGAATGGCTTGACCGACACTTCTTGTTCAAGAAAGAGCTTACCATCATCAACGGACACAGCAACGTGGGAAAGACCACAATGGCGCAGTTCCTAATGGTCTCTTCAGCTGTTCTGCACGGTTGGCGCTGGGTTGTCTACTCCAGCGAAAACAAGACTGCATCATTCAAGATGCGGCTTATGGAGTTCTTGCTTGATAAGCCCATCGACACGATGAATTACGACGAGCGGACGGTAGCATTCAAGTGGGTGAACAAACACTTCACCATCATCAGCAACGCACAGGTGTACAGCTATTCTGACCTGATGATATTCGCCGAGAAGCTGGTTCGTCAGGAGCGGTACGATGGATATCTAATCGACCCATACAACAGCCTCAAGGTGAGCATGAGCAAGAATAGCCCTGGCCTTAGCTCTCACGAATACCACTACGAGGCTGCGTCGGAGTTCCTCACGTTCACTACGCAGAACGACATGGCGCTGTGGGTGAATGCGCACGCCATAACAGAAGCTGTTCGTCGCAAGGGGGCCGATGGCTTGCCGGTAGCGCCGATGGCCGAGGACACCGAAGGAGGAGGAAAATGGGTCAACCGTGCCGACTCCGTACTCACATTTCACAGGAAGGTCCAGCATCCCGAAGAAGATGTGCGATTCAGAACCGAGATTCACGTAAGGAAGATTCGAAATACAGAGACCGGAGGAGGCAATACGCCATTCGACCAGCCGGTTCTTTTTGAGCTGAACCATACGCGAACAGGCATGAATCCAATGTTCGGCAAAAAAACTTTCAGCCCCATGTATTTGGATTCCAGCCGCATTGACCTATCTTAGTGGTAGTGAGCGATGAGAACATTCAAATCATTTTACCAAAGCCGCCCAGCCTTAACGCGTATTATGCGGGTCGCCACTTCATGGTCCGTAAAAAACATAAGGAAGTCTATTGGCGCTACATCGCAGCAGCGCTTGCGCCGTTTGGCAAATTTCGTCTGGAACGATTTTCTATTGCTGTGCGCTACAATTGCCGCTACGACGTTGATAATGCTATATGTTGTAGTAAATTCCTTGCTGATTATCTACGAAATCATGGCCATGTGCCTGACGACACTCCGAAATACTATCTATCGCAAGAAACAAGGTTCGACGCCTCGCTCCCCAAAGAACAATTCCTAGTAAGCATCATCCCACATGGACAAAGAGGAACTGAGCCGGACCTACTTCCTAGCGACGTCAAGGATATCGAATGCAGCAACGAGCCTTTACGAAAGCCTGCACGACGAGGCCGGAAGCCCAAGAGTTGATGCCGACCGACTTCACAACACTATACGCAAATTCAAACGAGACATCGACGGCGAATTCGATATGATTCGCGCGGCGCTGCTGGAATACTACGATGATAACATTGATATTCCTTGATGGCCTAAACGGCATCAACTACCACCGCCTAATGACTCCCTTTCTCCGCCTCAAAGCGGAGGAGGGAGTCAACATCCATTTCTTCTCCAGCTTTGACGAGCTGAAGCAGTTTGACATGACCAAGGTTGGGTCTGTTGTGGTGTCTCGGCGCTGCACGGTGTCCAACTATGCGGAGTTCAAGAAGTGGCTCAAGAAATACAAGGTGAAGCTCATCCTGGATAACGACGACTTCTGGGAGCTGCCAGATGATAACCCAGCTCAGGAGATTTACAAGAAGCAGGTGTCGCGCGAGATTCTAGCCAGCATCCGTATCGCAGACGAGATATGGACGCCATCTCCCACGTTGGCGCACAAGATGAAGAAGGTAAACAAAAATATACCTTACCGAATCATCCCCAACACCATCTACGAGAAAGAAGAGCAATGGGTCAACCAAGAGAAGGACCCCAACCCGAAAGGGCTTGTGCGGTTTGGATATACCGGTGCCAACGGACACCGCAACGACATCCTGTCCATGGGTATGACCTTTGAGAACCATGAGCTCTACTGCATGAACCTGATGGACTATCCAGACATCATGCGAGCCAAGTACACGATGTACCCACTTGACATCCACCTATATGCGCAGCTCTACCGACACTTTGATGTGTCGTTAGCGCCGCTGCTGAACAATAAGTTCAACCGCTGCAAGTCCGAGCTGAAGGTGGTAGAAGCTGGCTATACCAAGACAGCCATTATCGCATCGAACACTACGCCATACAAGGAGACCATCATTCACAACAAGACAGGAATCCTCTGCTCCAGTCCTGACGACTGGAGAAAGGCCGTGAACGAAATGACGTTGGAGAAGGCAAAGAATCTTGCCGGGGAGCTATATGAGTTCTGCAAGAAGAACTACGACATCTCCCAAATCAACAAGGAGCGACTCAAGGGCTTAGTATAGCTCGTTGCAGCCGCACCTCTCTGCGAAGTACGCATCTATCTTGGCAATCTTCCGCAAGATTTCTTTCTCAAACTTACGAGCTTCAGAGCGCGCTCCCTCGGTAGATTCGCAATTCGCGAAGCGCGAAGCAGCCTGCTGCAACAGCTCGTCAATCTGTTGCTTCTTGCTCGGATTGGTGTAGTATTCCCATTCCATTGGTAGTTTCTTTTTGGCAATAGCCGTTACTTCCTGATTCAAAGGTAGTTATATTTTTTGGATTACAGAATGGACGAGCGAAGACGCTGCAGTGCGGCAAGCAACAGCAGTATGACAAAGATGAAGAACGACACCTTGTACACCTTATAGTACCAAGGGATGTCCAACAGTTTGACCTGAGGAGGGCACTCTACATGTATGTAGTGAGGCACCTTTAGGAGCTTGGTATTGGCGCTTACGGCAAGCTTCTTCTTGCCGTCGGCGCCAACTACAGTCTTGATTTTTACGCTTAGCGAATCGTTCTCAATAACGGCGCTGTCGCCTACGGCCGGAATTTCCAGCGTGTCCAGTATCGTAATCGGCGGCATCGTAATCGTGTCCCATCTCGTAACAACCGTGGGCTCCGACAATAGCGCCGGGTTCTTTTGAATGGCTTTTTTCATGTGCCATTCTGCTGAACACCCAGCGAGAAACAGGATTACGAAAGCCGGCAAGAACCATTTCACAGCGTCAAATACAATAGGGCTGACGAAAATAGCACAAAATAGGCAGACATCAAAACGTCTGTCTGTGTCATTTTTCGGAACGTCGGCTTGATAAGTAGCTGTCGATTGAGGTCACCAATGATTGAATCTTGGCGAGCCACAGTTTGGTTTGCCTGGTGATACTGATGATACTTGAGTTTGTAAGCTTCATTGTATGCTTTGATTGTAGAATCCATAGAAAGAAAGCGCTTGTTCATGGCAACCGCCTGCGCCTTGGTCATCACAACAACGGTGTCGTTATTTTCCACTCGCTGTATCGGATACACCGATTGCGAGTACGTCAAAAGGCTGTGCAGTAGCAGCAGACTTAACAGCAACGATTTCATCTTGCATGACCTTTACTTGTTCGACCAATTGTTCTTTCTCCTCTTCGAGCACCTGGATGGTCTCTTTCATTTTGCCAATACTGACCGCCACCTGAGCATCTGCCTTCGCGGAGACAGCGGCTGCCTTGCGCATCGTTTGATTGGACTTTTCGATTATGAGGTCAACTGGGTCAGCAGACTTCTTCGGAGCTTCCTGCTTTGCGATGATGGCACCAGTAGTAATTCCTACTATCAGTATGGCGATTGAGCGTGTCATTTGGTCTGGATGAGCATTTCGTTTTTAGCACTAGTGTAGGCAAGGGCTGAATCAAGTCGACGAATATGCTCAACATACTTGTCCACCTTCACCTCAAGCTCTGTGACTCGAGTCTGGCAACGGTCATCTATCTTTCCGTTGGTCATCTTCTGGTCGACGTAAAGATATCCGATTGCAACAAGTGCAATGAAGGCGATTGCGGCGACCGGGTTCTTTTGGAACTGGTCGAATGAGACAGGCATTTTCACGACTTAGCAAACTTCTCTATGCCCGAAATGCCAAAGCACCCCAGCGTTACTATAACGAAACTGTTATACACATACTCGTTGAGCGGCAAATGAGTGCCCATGACACCAGTCACAAGGTCCGTAATCATAACCGCTACCATGACTCCAAACGAAAGCGCGCCAAGCACGTTCTTTTCGTCGTAGTCGTTACTCTTCTTGAAAATCTCCGTCCATCCCATGCAGCAAAAATACATGGGCAGAATGGAGATATTCAGCGTGAATTACTCAGGCAATGGGATGTCGTACATGATGTACAACAGCGCATCTTCATCGTCTCTGAATGAACGAGTTAGGTTCTTCTCTGCGTTGTTTTGCAGGTCGTAGTTCTCGAAATGCTCGCCGTACTGAACGATAGTCTGATACGCCTCACGAACCTGGTCAAGTCGCGCGCGTCGATTCGCGCGCTCTGTCTCGCCAAGCTCAACCCACGGCTCGTCATCTTCAAACTTCTGGTCCTTGAGGTTGTAGTAGAACTGCTGTCCAATGTTGACCGGATAGTCCCTGAACACCAAATTGGTAGACAACTGAATTGCGGTCTCTAGCGGCTTCAAGTCCAAATCTGGGTCTTCCTTCTTCCGCTCATAAGCCTTGTAAAGTTCGCGACCAATGAAGTCTATGTTGGTAGGAACAAAGTATTGCCGACCTATATACATTGCCTGACCAAGCTTCTTGGCGAGCCAAGACGCGTCCTTGTTGTCAATGATTGGCTTTCCGTAGTTGTCCTTGCCCTCGATAATATTGTACCAAAGCTTAACAGAAATGTTGGGCTCGGCAAAGTTTGAAAGAATTGAGTTCAAGCTTTCAGAACGACTGATTCCTTCTCGGCCAAAAATCAACGAAGTGATTTCGTCGTACGGGTCTTCAGAGCTGATGTTGATGTAGCGAATTGTTCCGTCTGGATTCATGGATATAGGAACCACATTTGAACCCTTCATCCAATCCGGCATCAAGAACGGGACTTCGCGCATCTTTGCGGCCAAAATCTTCTCTTCCTCATCGTCAAAGAATGACTTAGCAATGGTCAAGTACCCGATATTGGACATCGTAGCCTGAGTAATCAGGGCAACCAGTGAGGTCATGCCATCAACAAAGTATGCTTGCCGCTGTGAGGCGGATAGGTTCCCATTGCTTACGGCCTCATTGACATCCGAAATCGCATTTTGAAAGACTCCAAAGTAAGACCGGAATGCTTCAAGGCGAAACGAAAGGAAGTCTCCAAAGGGCAGCTTTGAGATTTGGCGGAACGAAGGATGCAAGCGCGACATCGTTGGGAAGTTCTGCTTGATGCGTTCTGCAGTCATCTTACGAACTTCTTCCTGCTGTTCTGCATTCAGTTCAGCATAGGACTTTCCTTCAGGATTTGATGCAATACGCTTGGCGAAGTTTTCACGCTTCGCCAAGTATGCAATCATCTTGGTGTAGTCGTCGATGGCACCATACTGGTATCCTATGCGGGCACCTCTGGTATTCATGCGGTTAAGCCAAGACCATGCCTTATTTGGCGGCGTGTCTTGGTACATCTGCATGTAGCTGTTGTTTATCTCGCCAAGAAGACCTGCGTTAATCGAAGCACTAAGTAGACCATATTGCCCCATTTCTTCAAAGACGGCCTGCGTTTCTGGGTCAAATTCTCCGGTTTTCCACTTCTTGAGTCGGTTACCAAGGTCCTTAAACAACGTAAGCCCACCCCTAGCGCTGTTGTATGGAAGGACGCCATTGGCAAACAAGAAGTACCATCCTCCCATGATGTTCTTACGCCACGTAGGAAGGTTGTACAAGACTCGAATCCGACGCAGCTGGAGTAGCTGTTTGTAGTACAGTTTAAGAATCTTGTTGTTTGAATCGTATAGCGGTGTTTGCTGAAACAAGGACAAAAAGTCATTTGAAACCCACTTCCCGTACATGGGAGACTTGGTTTCGGTCACCTCGGTATAGTCAGAGCGCAGCTTCTCAAGAATCTTGTTGCGAAGGTCCTTTGACGTGGTTTTGTATGTTTCGCCTACAGGAATTATACCCATTTGCTGTCCGAGCGAAATCATATTGTTTCTGCTGAGCTTTTCTTTCTTTAGGGCCTGAATGACCGGACGAGGGATGATAAGGGAACTAAGTCCAGAATTCCTTGCGGCCTGGTTAACCCGGTCAACAAGTGTGTATCGCTGAATGATAGATGTCAAGTTGGCAACAGTTTGACTGAACTTGACAAATGGGTTTGTCTCCTCGCCCATCAATACACGAAGGCTCTCAGGCAGGTCTCCTCGTTTCCCGAACTGCTTAACCGGGACACGAAGCTCTCCAAGCTTTGCCTCGCCAAGCGATTTGTTTCTACCCTGAAGAGCAAGAATTTTGTCTACTCGAGCACGAACGGAGTCAGAAATTTTCACCCCTTGCTTTCGCTGGATGTAGTCCATGTAGTCGGCCTCATCTGGGTCGTCAATCACGTCTCCCTTCCAGTCCGTAATTTCCTCTCCATCGAAGAACATGTTCTCTGCCCGGTCATTGATTTCAAGCTGAATCAAGTCATTTATGGCCTGCTCCTTGAGATTTGTGTCAACCTTGAACTTTGGGTCGGTAAATAGGCGGTACGTACGAGTGCCATAGTACTGATTTCGAGTCTTGATGGTCTCGCGAAGAACGTCGCTCAGATTGTCAAATGCCGTACTGTTAATCAAGGTGTCTTGAAGAGTGTCTCGGATAGCAATCAAGATTGAGATTTCCGAAGCAATCTTCTTCTGCGCGTCGGTTCCGTTTCTCAATTCCTTAATGGCCGTTGCGCGGACGTTATCGTCTTCAGAAAACAAAGCGTCGGTGGTAAGCTTCTCAATTTGAACCTGCTCTTCACGAGGAAGCTTGTTTAGCTGCTTCCTGATGCGGCTCATGGTCAAAAACAACCGGTTTTCAATTTCAACATTCATTGATTCCGCCACTTCCATGGCTTGAAGAATTGCCTTGGGTATGCCGCGAAGTCGGTCTGATTTCAAGAACTTTTCGATGCTCAAAAGAACATCGTCTTTGATTTTTCCAATCTTCTTGAAAAGCACCTCGTCAGAGCGGAGCTCGCGCTCATAGGAGCGCGGCTCCTGGCGACCGGCCATGTTCTCATAGCGCATATCAATCAATGCACCATCGGGCGCAAAAGTGCTCTTGTTTGCGCGTTTGAACCGGTCGGTCTGAAGTCGCTTTGACCGGGGAACAGCAGAGATGTTTGCGCCCGTACGAATGGCCTGAGAGACACCGCTCATGTAAGCCGCAATGTCCTTGGCCAGAGCAGCGTCCTCAAAAATCTGCACACGCTGGCCCGTAAGCTTAGCTACAATGTTGTTCAAAAATGCCTTCATTTCCTCAAGGAAGTTCTTCTCAAAGGTGACCTGCTCATCGGCTAGGAGTGCGCCAAGGTCAACCATGAATTCCTCAGACTTGTACGCACCGCCGTATCCCGGAGTTTCCCTTTCCTCATATAGGTTAGCGAAGTCATTAAGCTTTCTTACGTCGCTTTCTTTAAGACGGCGTATAACCAGCTCACGAAGCTGATTGAAGTCAATTTCATTCTTGTCGAAGTGTGAAGCAAATACATTGTGCCACACCTCGTGTGCCGCAGTCTTGAATGGATTGTATTGTCCCTTGTATCCAACGCCAGATACGTTCTCCTTTTGAGGAGTAAACATGACAAGCACTTGGTTACCTGGCTGACGAGTTCCTGCCGGTCCGGAAGTTTGAGTAACACCAAGACTTCCTTTGACATCAAATCCGGTACGACGACCAATTCGGGCATATCCTTTGGGACCGAATCCTACACCAAACGTAATAACGTCTGGGGACACTTGCTTGTACGCTTCGTATGCCAGCAATACCTTTTCCATCTCACGGCGCAGCGATGGAGTTTGAGACTCCATCTCGCGCACATAGATTATGCGGTCGCGAGGCTCTGCCAAATTCAAGAATTCGTTCTTTGCAAAGTCCTCAGTGCCGCCCTTGATGTATTGTTCAAAGTAGCCTTTCTGCTCTTCTGACAACAACGAAATGGGGTCTTCCGACTCCGCAACCATCTTGCGTATTTCTGCACTTCTACGTTCCCCTTGTTCTGGAGTTTTTATGACCGTTCCGTCTGGCTGCCTCCCGAATATACGCTTCTCAAGTAAAGTATTGACTATTTCTCTTTGAGCGTCTTGAAGTACTCGACTTGGAGCAGTCGGCGCTTGGCCTCCTCTTGGCTTGAATACTCCCCCAGGCTCTTGCCCGACTTGCTGAGCACTCTGTACTTCTTGGGCGACAGTTTCTGTATCACTTGGCTGTGGTGTTGGTTGTTCTACCTTACGAGACGCAGCAGCGTTATCGTAAATCTGTTGCAGCTGTTGGGCTGCGGAATTGAACTGCTCTTCAATAGCAGTGCGCTCGGCCTCTGACAGGTCGGGGTTCTTCTTCAGTACGTCCTGCGCGTTGATGATGTCACCCACAAGCGTGTTTGCCGCATCAATCTCCTCATCAGACAATACGCCCAAGAGGTCTTCTTGGATTGTGCGCATGCGAGAGTACTTCTGCTCCACCAGCTGCTGAATCTTGGTGTCGATTGCTTTGCGCTCTGGGCGACCCTCTTCAATGCGGCTACGCTTGAGGTCCGTTATCTGGTCGTCAATGTTTGCAATCTCTGCGTTGTTTACGGCAAACGTGAGGTTGCGAATGGCAGAAAGACGACGCTGGTCTTGCTGAGAAGCAAAGTCGATGTAGTCTCGCTCAGGCTGCGTTAGAGCGCTTTCTTTGGCCAGGTTGTATGCAGTAGATATTCCGGGGGTCAAAACCTCAGCAGCGGCCTCTAATGCGATGTCACGGGGTCTAATCTCCTCGCCAGCTGCAACCTGGCCAGCAGTTTCGCCACCAGCACCAAGAGCGGCCTGAACGCCAGCCTCCTTGGCCACCTGTTTTGCTACTTCGCGAGCGGGCTGACGAGCCGCCAGTGCGGGCGCTGCGAAGCGCCCTCCAACCATACCAGCAACAGCATCAAATGCGGCAACCGGAACGGCCCGCTTCAGTCCCTTTTCACGAGCCTTAGCCATAAGCTTTTCGTCCGCAAAGGCCTTATTAAGTGCTTCCGGGTCAGTCACATCAACACCGGACTCCACCAGAATCTCGTTGACCTTGTTTCCGTATTCCATCGCCAACGAAGTGGCACCAGAGAATCCACCCATGGCCCCAACTCCAGCGCCTCCAGCAGCAGTTACTGCGGCAAGCGGTCCGCCAATAGCACCAAGTCCAGCGCCAACACCTGCGCCAGCTCCTGCGCCAGCAACAGCCCCAGCGATTCCAACCGGAGATGCAGCAACTTGCGATATCAAGCTCTCTGCGCCTGCCCGGATTACATCCAGGATAAAAGAGGGAGAGCCTGCAAGCGTTCCGGGCGCTGCGGCCAGATAGTCGCTAGGACGCGCAGCATCTCGCTGCTCAATGTAGTTGAGGTACGCAAGGTCTTCAATGCGCTGTCCAGGGCGGCTGATTCCAGCCATGATTTGGCCGCGTAGACCGCGGGCAACAGCTCGGTTGTACAGTCGCTGAATCTCGTTGGGAGATTCATCTACGAGAACATCTTTGGGTGCGGCGAATTGAGGCTTGCCCTCAACGGCAGCCTCAAGGCGCGCAAGTGGCTTTTCCTCTTGCAGCGCATGAAAGAACGGATACGTGTGCTTCTCGTCGGCCTTAAAGGGCGTAGCTCCGTATGCCGAAGTCGGGGACTTCAGCAGCTGGGGGACATCACCAAAGATTGCAGGGACTTCCTTCCTGGGAGTCTCATACAAATCTTTCCACGAAGAACCCGCAAGAGAATCCTCCGATAGTAATGGAGATTCGCCAGTACTTTTTTTTTTAGGCTCTTCTAGGGCAGCAGCAGGCTTTCCGAATTCACCAACGAATCGTTGTGAAAACATATCAATGACCTGCTGAGGCTCGTTGTTTGCGCGCATCTTCTGAAGCGCAGCATTGAGTTTCGCCTGGTCTGCCGGAGATAGAATGAGTTCGTCTTCCATGTAATTTTTATTGTCCTAAGTAGGTTTGCTTATACTGGTCGTAGTCAAAGTTAAGCATGGGGGGCAATCCTTGTGGTTGCTGCAGCTGTTCCCTCATCTCTCTTCCGGCGCGGTTGAACTGCCCAGCAGGACTGTTTGTCCACTCATTGTACGTTTGATTCAGCTGTTCAAATGCAGCACGGATTAGGCCTGCCGTCTTAGCATTGCTCAATGAAGACAGAATTTCCTCAGTGGCCGGAATAGCTTCGCTAACGACGCGCTGCTGACCAGTACCAGTTCGGACGCTGTAAGTGGCAACAAGCATAGGTTCTCCAGCAGCATTGACTCCGGCATAGTTGACCGTATACTTCCTATTGTTTTCTGGGTCTACATAGCTTGGCTTTTCTCCAGAAACCGGGTAGTTGAATATCAATCCAGCATTCTCCTTGGTCACGCCCGTGGCTACTGGAGCTTTGGTTTCGCTACCAGGAGCAATCTTTGGTCTCAAAACGGGAACGTCTGAAGCAAAAAGATTGAATACTGGTGCTGGCTTTCCATCAGTTTTCTGTGAGAAGCGCTGCTGCATAATCAACTTGGCACGATACAGAGCCAACTCCTTGTTGTTCTTCTCGGTCTCCGTTTCGATGTTGTTGCGCAACGAGTTCTCGAGGGCCCTGTTAACCATTTCCTCAAAGCGATTGAGCGTCTCAATAGACGTCTGGTCGTCAATGTTGGCGATTTTAGAGATGTCTTCAAAAGAATCAGTTAGCGCCCCATCCTTACGCATCACGTAGGCAAGAGCTTGCTGCTGCTCGTCTTCCGTTAGGCCGTTTGCTGCAAAGTAGTTCTTAGTAATGTCTCTTAGCTTTTTGGAGTCAAGCTGTCCAGTATTGGAGTCATATATGTCCTGCAGTCCTCCGCCAGAAGAAAGGCGCTCCATGATTGTTGTAGCAATAGCGCCAGGAGTCATTTCCTTGGCTTGGTAACGAAGGAACTTAGAAAGCGACGGCAGAGAGGATATTGCGGCAGGGATACCAACAGCGTCAACCGGGCGCATGCGGTCTTGCTCAAGCGCCTTGAGTAGGGTTGCTGGGTCCTTGTACAACGTGGGGTTGGACAAGATAGTAGCCTCTCGGTCATCAAGCTCACGAGTCCAATCAATTGCGTCAGCGGCGAGCGACTTGTATTGGCTGTAAAGCGCCTGACGTTGCTTTTTGGCCTCAAACGACATATCCCCAGAGGCAAGGTTGTCCTGGAGCTGGTTCCACAACTTCTCTACCTCGGGACGTACGCCCTCAGCGATGCGTCCCCTGGTTTGCTGGAACTGATTTAGGTACTCTAGCTTGCGTAGCTCAGACTCTTCACGGCGGGCCTTTGCTGCCTCATATTGGGCACCAAGGTCCAGCACCGGAAGCTGGGCTACTGGCATGTATTCTGCGTTGCGCATTACTTGAATTGGCGTTTACTTAGCAAATCACGTACAAACTTATGCAGTGCCGAGTTGCCCCCCGCTGATAAGCTTTTGAGTTTCTCGGACTGCTTTGGGTTGAAGATGTACTCTCCGCCAGTCATCTCCGCAATTTTCTTTCCGTCCTTGATTACGTCAATCGGGTTGGTCTTGTGAGAGAAAGCGCCTGGAGTCTTGATAGCCCCTCCATTTTTAGCCAGTCCAATCTGCTGAGTGTAGGCGTCGGCATAAGAACCGGCCTCATCGCTTCCAAACTCTCCCACGGTAGAGCCCTTGAGTTTGCCTTTGGTAGTCACTTTACCTTGCTTTTCTTCTTGGCTCTTGGGACCAATCCCTCCAGCTACTTCAGCAAGGCCGCCAGCAAGCATGCCAAGGCTCGTGAGCGCGCCCTGTCTTGCAGCATCAGCGGCAGCCATAAGGTTTTGACGCTGAGGCGCGGTACGCGCGCGGCTGGCCATAATGGTATCCGCATCGCTTTGCGCAGAAAGCCGTGCTCCGGTTTCCCCAATGCCCTGCAAAAGGTTGGCGCTAGTCTCTGCTTCAGTTCTAGCGGCAATCGGTGAGATTGCCTGAACAGCACGCGAGCCACCGGCCTCCTGCGCCGCCTTGAGGGCGGCTGCAGTAGACCTTGCTGCTGCGTCCGTAGCAAACTGCGCTTGGCTTTCCTGACGAGCGATACGACGACGTGCTGCTTCCGACAGAATAGCTCCAGATTCGGCCTGGTCCAACTGCGCAAGTTCTCGTCTTGCCTTGCGCTCCTGAAGCATGGAGTAGGCACCTCCGGCGAGTCCGGCCCCCACATTCAGGAGACCACCAACTATGAATTTCTTAGGCTTGCCCATATTACAAAAATAGCGTTTTTTACTGACCTTGTTGGTTGTGTAGATTAGACTTGGAGTATATCAAGTTGATTGCGTACAACTCGTGAGGAGTGGTAAGAGAGTTTGTAAGCGTAACCTGAAGGTAGTAGTCGCGTAACGGGTCGCCTTCAATGGATGGCGTAGCTACCAATACCACCACGTCGTTTTGCACCAGACCAGAGGCCGTAGCATTACAGGTTATCTGCTTCTCTCCGCTCTTGCTGTTTGCACGGTAGCCCAAAGGCTCCAGGCGGTTGCTTGCCACATTGAGCTTGTAGAGCGCCGTAGTGCTTCCAACCGGGAAAGGAATGTTGTTGATTGCGTTCTTGAAGTTGATTACACTACCGCTCGCAGAGTTGACCACGCCGAGAGAGAAGAACTGGGAAGTTCCGTCGACCGACGTAATGTTAGCTGTTGAAGTAGTGGACACGGCCCCCATCGTTGAGTCCTGGTGGATTGGCGCGTAGTAGAACCCTTCTTTGTCCTGCCAGATGCTGCTAGCCAGTGCAGAGGTTTGATTTGAGTTGTTCAAAGTACAAGACCATGCGCCGCTATTTCCCTCAAGGCTGATTGCCTCGTAGACCTTAATCATCGAAGGGTTGAAATTTGAAATGACCTCTACGATACTTGGGGCAGCCGTACCATAGAAGGTGTTTCTGGGTACGGTTGGATTGTGCTCGTAAATGATTCCATTCTTGAACGTGTAGAGCGCGTCAGACAGCGATACAATCTGCTCAGGGATGTATGAATAACGAGTGCTCCAGAAGTTCTCACGAATGTCGTACGCGATGGTGAAAGCTGGAAGCGTTTCGGTTGTTTGGGATATAACGCCAGTTGACTCTGCCGTATCGGTAAGCGTCAGCTGGGTAGTTTGCTGGCTGAAAGTAGACAGCATGAACGCGTTGAACGAAGAGTTTGCGACGGCTACCGGAACAGCAGCGGTTAGTGCTCCGTTTTGGTATGCTGGAGAATAGCTCTCAGCCAAAGCCACGATTGGCTGATTGGTCAACTGATTGGTAATGATGAGTCCAGCACCAGAGGTATCAAAGTCATCTTGGTTCACGTCAAAGTCGCGAGGGTCGCTCTCAAAGTTGAACGTAAGGCTATCGTCGTACACCGGTACAGAATTTATCACCGTGGCTGCGCTGTTAGTAGAGCCAAATCCGATTGCCTCATTTCCAGTAAGCGTATCGTCAACAAGTATCTGAGAAGTATACAGGGCCTCTGCGCTGATGATGTACTCCGTGTTCTCTTTGTCTATGCCGCCAATGTATCGGCGGTTCGTTGCAGTAGTCTCAGTAGAGTACAGATTGCTCTCAAAGAACGCATCTACCAGCTGTTCGCTGATGACCTCAATGCCAGAATCAAAGCCAATGCGGCAAACCTTAGCGGCAAGAGCGTCAATGAAGAATACATAGCCTCGGTACGAAGCAACAGACTCTGGGTTGTTGTTGACGCCAAATTCTCCAGTGTAGTATTTGACCGGACCAAGAATGAGGTTTGATGCCACAAGAGACTCTCCAACGTCTGCGGTTATCACATTGCGGCCTACCGGGATTATTCCAGCACGGCGCTCATGAATGACGTACATCAACTCGTTATATGGGACAAGACTACGGATTGAGCCGTAGTCGTATGCCAGGTCTTTGTAGTTAATCTTTGTGAGGTTAAACGAAGAAAGCCCTAACGTAGTGTTCTCCGTGTTGAATGGGTCAGACCACGTGATTGAGCCAACTCGCTTGTATGTCCTTGCGTCTGGAAGGAACGGGAATGAGCGACCAAGAGACTGGTAATCAGACTCATAGAAGTCACTAACTCGGTAGTCCTCAACAAAGTCAACAATGTTGTTCTGTGCAAATGCAATCTGGGTATTGCTTGGAATGCTTTGGTTGGTTGCTCCAGCACCAACCAAAAGAGTACGCAATCTGAAATACGAGTCTCCATTGTTGAGCAACAGAACCGCATCGGGGTTTTGAACTGTGAAGTTCGCGGTAGATGGGACCGTGAAGTTTGCAACCGTCACCCCATAGAACAGATAATTGAATCCGGTTTCTGCCGTACTTGGTGTTACGTTGCCAACCGTTATTTGTTTGCCGGAGCCATCTTGAATGATGTCTCCTTTGTATATCTGAGCAGCAGCATACCCGGTAACCTGGTTGCCAGACTGCGCAGTAATCTTGACGCTAGTGGTTAGCGTGGTGCGCTCTGAATCATGAACTCCACCAGTTATGCCCAGGTTTGTTCCAATTTCGTAGTAAAGAAGCGTGTCAAACGAGCGATTCTCTCGGTATATCTCAATGACGCATTCATCATTCCAGTTTGTTGAACCATTGCTAATGCTATCCGCATTGAATCCGACAGCCTTAGGGTTATCTTCAATCACCAAGAATGTTCCAGTCGTATTTTGAACTGCAGCTCGAGAACTTCTGTCTAGCAATGGGTTCAGTAGCTGGTCATCTATTAAGTTCACCGTCTTGACAACCTTGAACACGTATTGAGTTTTTTGGTTGTTGCTATACCTTACAATGCGCACCTTATCGCCTACCGCAAATCCATATTCAATAAGTGCCCCAAACTGGTTTGTGTATGAGTTCTCTTTGCTCTGAAGCGTATTGAGCGAAAGATATATGCTTTGGTTTGCACCAAATGAACCTTGGTTCGACTGGTCGTTGAATGCCAAGTATGCACCGCCAACACTGTACTGGACTTTGTTGATGATGGAGCCCTGTCCAGCATATACGGGCGAGTATCGCTTAGCCCAAACCGGAGGAGTATGCTTGATGCGCATTACCACGTTTGCAAAGCCGTCTAAGTCGTTTTGAGAGCTTCTGTCGTTGGTATGAAGGATATCTGCAGCGCCCACCTTTTGAACGCCTCCAGCGCGGCCTCGGTCGTCAAAATAGACGATTCCAAGCTGGTGCATGGAGCCAGACTTGAAACAGCGATTGCCGTCCATCTTGTCACTGGCAATCATGAAACATCCTGCCGCAGTTACAGAAGGATTTGTTCTAGTAGTTGCACCAAATCTTTCGATGTATCCGTTCTTCTGGGCTCCATCAAATTGTGGATTGAGGGCGGTGTTGTTTATTTTAACCCTTTGACCTCTTCCATTTTCCTGAAAGCCATTGATTCTTATGACGTTGTTTTGATTCTTGGAGTTGGCTGGACCCTCAATGAAATCAAATTGGGCCGTTGGTGAGTCTGGGTCAACAATGTCACACTGCTTACTATCAAACACCATCTTGTCTACGGAAATGGTAAGCAAGTCAATCAACACACGGTATTCCTGGACGTTTCCAATAGATGAAATTCTTCTCACATAGCTATAACCTTTGCCTCGGAAAGCAGCGGATTCTACTCCGCCAGGAGTTTCTCCTCCAGTAGTGAATATGCTGAATCCACCGTTTCCTGGTTGCGGATTAGCAAGCAAGGGATATCTTCCGATGATTTCAGTAGTGACAAGCTCCATTATCTGTGCGCGAGTCATGCCTTTCAAAATGTCAATGCGCTTGCGTATTTGAAGTCCACTAGTCAACAGATTGATGCCCTTTTTGATTTCAAGAATTGGCACCTCTCTGTCTATGGTTTCGCTTGTGTTTTTCTGAACTATAAACCTAATTGTTGGCGGACAGTTGAGTGTTCCATCTGCTGCGTTTGGACCACAACCAAGGCCACTCGTGGTAGTTCTCATTCCAGATATGGCCGTAAGTTTTTCAGTACCACTTTCTGATGGAAATACCTCTACCTCTCCACCTTGGCCTGCAAAAAACCGGTATCCGTTCTGCAGGCCTCCAGACATGGGGTTATTTAGGTTCAAAAAACCATAGTCATACGAGAAAGATAGAAACAGTGAGCAGTCTTCAGTGGCTGTTGCCGGTATGCCAGAATAATCTATCAAAAATCCTCTCCCATTTTCTGAGAGTGTGACATCAATATCAAAAACTGATGGCTTCTGGTTGTAATTCGGAGTGACAGAAGTGCCGTCTACTGACAGGTTCGGATATCCCTCGGTATATCCACCATAGAACAATCGACCACTGCAGATGGCTTGAGAGTCAGCAACCTGAGGTACGTTGTCGTATCGTTTGTCTTGAATCTCCGGAGCTAAAGCAATGTAGCTTTGGTCATCACGAAAATTCACCGTTGATGTCCCAGTAGACGGATTGTTCAGGATGCTAGAAATCAAAAAGAAAGGCGTGTCCTTGTCTCCGCGACGACCATACACATTGATTTTTCTCACGTCTCCCTTGCTGTTGTTTACGGAGATGTTTATCTGGTTCAGCGTATTGCGGTCCGCATTGTTGATGAATCCATCCTTGAGCTGAAACTCCGTAACGCTCAGCTCCGAATACGGGCTGAGCGCAGACTGCTCCCCATCCATGTACTCATACTGGTAGGCAAACTGGAAGTTCTTCTCAAAGATGTCGTTCTGGGGGTAGTTTGCGTTGTTGGTAAACGAGATGGTCGGAGGCTCTAACGGGGGCTGCTTGGCAACCGTGATGTAGAGAAGTTTTTCCTCGTTGGTTCCGTTCAAGAACGGTGAAGGATATCCTCCATTGCCCGTGAAACTCTGCTCTGCCTTTGTGGCGTTTATCTTCTTGGGAGGAGTCAAGCTGTCGTTGAGGTACAGCAGGATATCCGTATTGGAATTGCGTACTACCGACATCTGAACGAAGGAGTCCTGAGAGAACTGCAGAACAGAACTCTGGTAGACCTTGTACGCCTTCTTTCCGTTGGCATCGTATCGGATAATCAGGTGGCTTCCGTTGCTGTTGTATACGGCAAAGTATATCTGGTTGGTGGTCTCATCCGCAACAGAACCAATGGTCTTGTTCGTTCCGGCAGGCATGGAGCCGTTCTCCAGCGTGCTAGAACGCGCTACGTTTCCATAAGCATTTTTGATTACAAGCGCATCACGTTCAACGTCAACCGAAACGCGCAAGTTCTGCGCGTCGGTCATCTCTACGTTTTTTACCAGGCGCTCATCATCATCGGTGTTGAGATAGCGCGGGATGAGCTTATCAATCGAAGGCATAGATTATGCTTTAGGGCTAAGACGGTAGTTGCGGCGGATGATTTGCAAAGCATCATCCTTACTGAACGACTTCAGTCGGGAGTTGGCCAGTCGCAGCTGGTTGTAGTACTCTGCACGTGCACGCTGCTTTTCCCCCATCGGTACCGTTGCCTTGCGCTCTAGCGTCTTGTAGTATATGTAAGCTCTCAGGGCTTCTTCTGCAGCGGTCGGTACACATGGGTTTTCGCATTTAGCTTCGTCAGAAATGTACTCAATAACGACTTGCGTGGTGTCGGACAGCATCGAAATCTCAATGCGGTTCTCGTTCCAGTTCATCCGGTATTCCCCTGCGCCTTGACCTCCGCCCATGCCGTAGAGACGACCTACAGTCGTCTCAAAGATGAAGTTGCGGAACACGTATGAGTCAAAACCAAGAAGGTAGTCCGGAACGTCCGCGGCCGGCTGGTTCTTCAGCAGGTTCATGTTCTTGTTCTCTGCGAACACGTATATCAGGCCGTCGTTTCCAAGCTGTCCAATCTTCGTAAGAGCAAGCAGGTCTGATGGTATCTCCACATACCCGTACTGCTCGTTTACCGTGAGCAGCGTGCTCTTGATGTTGGCAGAGATGTCCATGCCAAACTCGCGGATACCGCGAAGCGCGTATTGACGGATTTGATAGTCAGATACATTGGACGCGTAATCGTCCTCCTGCATCGCGATGATGTAGTCGTTGATTACCTGGTCCAGAGGGATGAATGCGTATGATGTAGCCATTATTTAGCTTCGTCTTTAGCGGTTTCTGTTGCGCCGTAATTGAACACATCGTTGTCGCGAAGATTGACTCCCACGAGCGTAAGAATCTCCGTTACAATCTCAGCAAAAAGCTGTTCGGGCAGCTCAAAGTCAACGCTGTTGGCTGCAGAGTACAGTTCCACTCCGGGCACCGCTGAGGTGTATCCGTAGGTTGGCGCAGAGGTGGTTTTGGCTCCCGTAGTGGGTACGATGCCCTGGGGCAGCTTGTAGTACCGAAGCACGATGGAGGTAACGCTTGTGTTTACGTTCGGAAACACCTCAATCTTATCCCCAATCAATGCAACAGGAGCAGTGCTTGTAGGCTTGGAAAGGTCGCTGTTGAGAATGCGGTCGATGTGCTCGGTGTTGTACACTACCTGTACCTGATACTGCTGGTACTGACCAAGCACATATCGTCCAGGAGTCGTAATCGAAATAACGCGAGCAAAGTCTGCTGGCTTATCGACTACCCCAGATGCGAGAGCCAGGGTTGCTTTCTTGGAAAAAACAGAAAGGTCTTCCTCTGTGATTTTTGCCTTTCCGAATTGGCGCGCAGCGTCAGAACCGCTGCGACGCATGCGAACAGAAAGGCCCATGTCCTCAAACAAACGGTTGTACACGTTCATTTGAGCGATGCCAGCGAACTCATTGAAAATGGCCGGCGTGATGAATCCACGCTGGTCTTTGTTCGCGATGTCCTTTACTGCTCGGTATACTCTTTCTACACTTGCCATAGTCTTTGGCTTTGAAGCAAATATACAAAAAGAAAAAGGGGGCCTAAGCCCCCAGTTTGCCGAACCATTGATACCAACCAGATTGGTCCGACGCTTGATGTGTAGAGCAAATTTACGACAATTTCTCTAATCGTGAAACAAGTTCCTCATATACAGGCGCTCCCTTCTCGGTGAGGCAGAAACGAACCATGATGTCGGTGGGGTCTTGTCCGGCAGGAACAGACAGAATTAAGCGACCGCTATCAAACCAGTATACTCCGTCAGGACGAAGCGAAATAATTTGAAAGTCATTTCCTTGGATGACGGCAGACCGACACTTGACACGGGGGTCATCGAACATCTTGATGAATGCGTCAGGATTCGCCTTAGCTTCGTTGAGAAGCTCGCGGCGAATCTCAATAGTCTTCTGTTGGATGTTGATGCCAAGTGCTACGGCAACAGCTAGAAGCTCGTCAAGTTCTTTGTTGCGCACCAATGCAACTGCATCGTGCAGCAAGAATTCGCGGTCAACTTGCTCTTGTACGTTACGGCTGCGCTCAACAACAACAAACAGCTCGCCGCCGTTAGCGCGATTCTGTGGGTGTAGGTCCAAGAAGTTAGCCAGGTTCGGCTTATTCTCTGGGACAATAAGCATTCCGTTGCGGAAGATGATATGCTCACGACGGGCATTGTGGCTTTGCTCATCCATGTATACGCTGGGCTCGTTCGGACAGTAGCGAATTCCGCGCACTTGACGAGTCTCTGGGTCGTATACGGTAGCTTCAGATTTGATTTTACAAACGATGCCGCCTCCGTATGGAATCTCATAGATTTTCTGTAGGCTGGCGGCTTGTTCGCGCTTTACTACGGGAACGCTTCGCTTGACTGTGGGGGTTGTTGCCTCGATGACTCGAGGACCGCGCTTGGCGGGTGCAGGGGTTTGTTCAGTGCTCATTATTAAATGAAATTAAGAGAAAGAAAAAGAGGAGGGGGCCGAAGCCCCCTTCCTCAGGTTTCCAAGGTTTAGGCCTTGATAAGGATGTGCTGGTTGGCGGCACGCGTAACCAGAGCGCACTCCGAACGGTAGTTGAACTGCAGTGAGTCCTCGTTCGTGTTAGCAACGCCCAGGATAGAACCGGTCATCCAGTGCTCCATTTCACGGCTGTAGCCGTTCGTGTCCTTGTAGTTAAGCTCCAAGGCAGCGGCGCGGTTGCCGGTCTTGGGGTCAACAACAGTAGTCATCGGAATCATCACACCGAGGTACTTAGAACCAGACAACAAGGTCGGGTCGTTCAGAAGCTTCCAAGAGTGCTTGTGGAACGTGTAAGAACCACGAGAGAATGATTTGAATCCGAGCATAGCGGCTTCGTTTACTTTACCACCGAAGGCGTTAACACCAATGGTAGCGCTACCGAATCCAGCAGCTCCGTTCAACGAGGCAACCATGTCGTCGATGTCCAGGTCTTGAGCCGTATTGACGTACATGGCGTACTCGGGAGCAGCGCCTTGCTTGTCAAGTTCAGCAACCAAGATGTCCATTTCAGCAAGGCTGTCGATGAGGCCAGACTGTACGATACCGCGGTTTTCGATGGCAGAGAAGTAGCCTTCGCCAGCCGTAGGAAGACCTCCGATGTTCGTAGTGGTCAGGGTGTTGCTGATGCTTTGACCAAGCAACAACATCATTTCACGCTTATCGAGGAAACGAGCACGAGTGTCCATTTCGCCCTTAACGTACCAGCGGTAGTCGCCGTTACCTACGTTAACCCAGCCAATGTTGGTGGCTTGAGAACCGGTAACCTTGAATACTTCCTTGATGATGCTGTAAGCGTTGGTACGCTTGATTACGTTAGACTCCAAGTATCCGTTGTTCTGGTCAGAACCTTGAGCAAACAGGTTTCCGATAACCGGAAGGTTAACAGAAGCCGTGCTTACAGAAGCGGTCAAACCAGAGCTAGAAAGAGCCTGGAAGGTGTAGTTAGCGGTAGCGTTGTTTGCGATTTCACCGGTCGGGCTGATGGCCGTAACGATGAAGCGGTCTTGACCACCAACAAGAACTACGTCATTCAAACGAAGAACAGAAGCGTCGCTGGTTGCCTTTGCTCCTACGAAGGTCGTAGCGGCGGCAGCGGCAGAAGCCGTGGGAGCTACGGTAGCGTAGGCATGCAAGCGGGTTTCTTCCCAGTACTGAACCTCATCGGCGGTACCGTTTCCGCGTACTGCGCCTGTAAGGTTTAGGAACCCCGTAAGACCTCCGCTGATTTGCTGGTAACCGTAGGTCTTAACCAGTTGGTCGCGGTTGTCCGGAGCGTTTACTTCGTCGATGTAGTCGGCCAAGGAGGTGTACTTGGTCGGGTCAAGGCGGCGGAATACTGCTGCCTTGTTATCATTATACACGGGAGGTGCACTAGATGTAGCCATGATTTATGCTAGATTTTGAAAGTTAGAGTTTGCTGCCGGCCGAGCGCATCTAAGATTTGCTCAGCTAAGGCACTTTTTTGATTTTGTACTGGTGCAACCGGGCTAGAGGCGTCCACGTTGGCAGCGCGTTCAACGATTGCTCGCTGACCATCGCTAAGCCCCTGCTGGTAGATACTCTGCAAGATGTTCGGAAGATTATCCGTTACCGTGCGGTGCATGTTCCATAGGTCGTGGTCCCAATTACCCTGGTCGTCCATGTACTTATCGAAGAACTTTTCCATCTGCACATTCTCCTGAAACAGTTCGTTGCGGTAGGATTCGGGGACACCAAAGTTGAACTCTTTTCCATTGGGCAGGTCAAAAGAAATCTGTCCAAGTTCACCAAGAGACTGGTGCATTCCACGAAGCCAACCCTCATCGAATGGATTTTCGAATGATTCGACGGATTGTTGTCCTTCGAACTCAGGCATCTGAAACTGCTCACGGAGCTGTTCCATTTGCGTACGAGCTTTTGTAGCGTCAAGCTTTAGCTGGAGGGTACCGAGGCGAATATCATCTTCGCTGTAAATCGAATCGTCCAAGCGATACTTGCTTGAAAGAAGAAGATTTACCTCTTCGCTGGAAAGGTTAGGATATTCACTGGCGATATTGATTCGTACCGCGGTCAAGTCATCCATTTCGGATGGGTCTAGTGCCTGGTAGCGGAACCAATCTTCAGGAGAACGTCCTGTCTTAGCAACAAAGTCTGCGATAACCTGAATCCGAGGGTCAAGTTGAGCATACATGTCAGAGAAGTCTTCATCACTCATTTCTGAGAAGTCATCCGCAGGCGTTTCGCCGAAGATGTCGTCTGGAAACGGCATGAATCCTTCGCTGGTAGAAGGTTCTGTCAAAGAACTCGGCTCACTTTCCGGTTGCCCCTGAGCTTGAGGCTCAGGTGCCGCCGCAGGCTGAGTCGATTCCTGCGCTTGCGGAGCTGCCTCGGTTTGAGCCGGGGCAGGCTCCGTAAATTGTTCACCGGCATCATTCATCAGGGCTGCGGGCGGAGTATCCGACACCGTAAATCCCGCACTTGTGAGTGCCTGCTCCATTTGTGATTCAACTGATTGCATAGTAAATTTCTTTTAATGGTTTATGCAAATGTATAGAAGTGTGCGCGTTACATCACGAGCGAAACTTCTTTGTCTTCTTTGCTATTGATTTTGGCTGAGGCACAAACTGCTTTCCTTGCCTGCTACCCTCGCGTTTAGCGCGAGTGGTAGCTGCGTATTCTGCTGGTGTTAAGGACTTTATGGCTTTTTCCGGCAGGTAGCGCTCTCCAGTTTCCTTGGACGGCTTACCACTTTTTGTACGCCAGTTCTGCTGGGTCCACTTTGACAGAGATGTCGAACGCTTGGGGCCCGCGTAAGACCCTCCGGCTTTCTTGTATAACGAAACGGCTAATTGGGCTTTCCTCGCACTCCACTGACCAGGGTTTCCACCCTTGCTTCCAGCCTTCACTCTGGCAACTATTTGTTTCCAAAGCGCGGGGTTTTTCTTTTGAGCTGTTGCCATCAGATTCCACGTGTATACTTCTGAGACTTCGGTGGCATCTTCTTGTCTGCACTTGGGCCTCCCCAGAAAAACTTATTAGCCCAGTAGGCTGCGCTAGACGGACCTTTTGCAATGTTCTTTGCGTGACGGGTCTTGAATGCCTTGCGAGCCTCTGGGCTATAGTTGTGACCCATTTTCTGGTCACCAAATCGAATGATACGTGGACGACCATCAATCTTGACCGCCACGATACCTTTCTTCGTAGGATGCGATGGAGTCTTCTTGGGCTTGCTGAAGCCAGAAAGACCGTAGCGCTTTAGGAAGTCTGCATCGTTTGCCATATAGGCAAAGATAGCAAACTACTTATAGCTATTCCCCCCCGCCCAAAGGACCAAGGACTCACGCACTCCGCTAGTTACAGGAGTAACTCTGTGTAACAAATATGATGGAAAAATTATCACCGTGCCCTGGGCTTTTGAAGCTGTTGCCTCGCCAGAACCTGAGCGAATCTCTAGTTCTCCGCCCTGGTAATCATTTGGGTCGCTAAGCTGAACCACGAGAGAAATCTTACGAAAGGCAAGCTCATTAGGCCCAATGTCCATGTGCCAATTGTAGAAGCCTTTCTCAGTTGCCTCGTACTGGGTGTACTGAATTGAATCTTGAATGGACTGCAGGTCGAACTGCCACATGTTATCATTGGCGATAGTCATGTAGTTCATCAGTCGGTCGTACAGCCAACCGTGGGGGTTGGCTCGGGGAATCCACTTGATGTTTGACTTACGCACTTGATTGAGCGCTTCGTCTTCAAAATTGGCAGCTACTTGCCCACGAGAGATGGGAATTACGCTTGCCTCCTTCTTGATTTTGGCAATCTCCTCCTTGTTGAAAGCAGAGTCAAAGTAGTACCAGCCAGTCATATCGCGGCCTTTGCCGCGGTCAAATGTTGGATTGAGGTTCATTATTTATTTCGGTTACAGAATGAAACAAGTACAAAGCGCTTACCCTTGGTTACTGCACGTGCGCCGTGTCGGTGAGTGATTACAGATGGGTGTACTGAGATGTATCCAGTCTTGCCTTTGTGCAGCTCTTTTTGACGCCAGAAGTACGTGCCTCCGCCTTCGTAGTCGTCATTCAAAGCAAGCACCA